CGAGCCTGCGCCGCATGTTGCCCGCGCGGCGCAGGCGTCGGCGCGTCGACGCGCCGAGGGTGCCGCGGGCTGCGCGGCGCGAGGTGGACGCGGGGGCGTGCGGGCGCCGGAGGGCGACGCCCGCACGCCGTACACGCCCTGCCGTGCCCGGCGCCCGCCCCGGGCCGCGGCCGGCGGAACCGGTGCGGCGCCCGGCGCGGCCGGGCGCGGTCGCGCCGCGGCGAAGACCACGCCCGACGCTGGTCCGGCCGGACGTCGCGCCGCCCCGACCAGCACGGGCGGGTCCGCGCCCGGCCGTACGCGCAGGTGCGGGCCCGCGCGTACGACCGGCCTTGCTACCGGCGGGCGAGCCCCGGCGGGCCGGTTCTCCACCGGCCCCCCGCCCGCGCGCGGTGGTGCCGCTGGCGGTGCGGCGCGCGGCGGCGCGCAGGCGACGGCCGACCGGCCCGCCGGGGGTTCGGTTGGCGCCGTTCTTGGCGGCGGCACCCGGGCGGCCACCACGCGACGGGCCACCGCCCGCGCGCTTAGCCGCCCCGGCGGCGCCGCGCCCCCCTCCGGTCGCGGCGCCGCCGAGCATCTTCCGGCCGGCGCCCGCGCGCCGGCCGCTGGTCGTGCCGCTCCCCCGCCCCCGGCCGGCCGCCGTCGACGCGCGGCCGGCGCCCGCCGTCTTACCGGCGGCGCGCTTGCGTCCGCCCGCGCTGAGGCCGAGACCTCCGGCGCGGCTACCGCCGAGCGTCCGCGTGCGGGACGTCGACGACCGCGCGCCGCCGATGGTGATCCGCTTGGCGAGCAGGCGCCGCAGCCACCGGAAACGCCACGCGAGGAGCGCCACCACGGCGACCGCGAGCAGGCCGAGCGGCGCAAGGAGGATCCACGCGCCGCACGTCTTGACCAGCCAACACCCGATGATCAGCGCGACGGCGGCGCCGCCCGCCACGAGCAGCCCCGCGCGGGGGCCGGCGGGCGCGGGCGCGTCGTCCTGGCCCTCGTCGTCGTGGTCGTCGTCGAGAGGCGCCGGATCCGTGTCGGGGGCGGGGCCCGCCGAGCCGGGAACCGGGGGGCCTTGGGGTGGGCCCGGCTCTACCGGCTCGGCGGGGGTCTGTACGTCTTCGCTCACGGGTGCCTCACAGGGCGAACAGGAGGAGGGCGGCCGTCTTGATGTAGCGCCAGGCCAGCGGGCTCGCGCACGCGCCAGCGGCGCACCACCGCGCGTGCCCGTCCCAGCCGAGCCAGCCGGTCACGTACCAGCCGAGCCAGCCGAGTAGCAGCACGAACACGACGACGCCGGCGACGACGCCGATGACCTCGCCGACGCCGTTCGCCTTGCTGGCGCGGCTCTTCGCGGCGGCCATCACAGCCATCCCCCGGCGTCGGCGCAGTCCAGGCACATGCCGTACCGGCGCGGGATCGTGTACGGCTGTTCCGTGTCGCACTCGCCGCAGACGCGGCGGGCGAGGTTCATCGCGGCCACCGCGCGCAGGTTCCCGGCGGTCGGCACCCGCTTCGGCACGGCCAGGTCGACCGGGTACAGGCATGCGGTGCGCGTCTTCCCGCGGCCGCCGTTGGCGAGGCTCGACCTCCACATGACCTGCGCGACGGGTGCCGCGCCGTCCGGACGTAGCCCCTGCTTAGCGAGCTGGCCGCGGGTGGCGAGCCCCTCGGGCGCCGCCTTCCACGGATACGTGGGAAGCCCGTGCCGCTCCCCCTCTGGGTCGTAGAACGCCATGGATGACCGGGCGCTCACAGCATCCCCCGGGGGATGTACGGGCGGGCGGCGACCTGCTCGGGCAGCGCGCCCGGCTCGGGCAAGAGCTGTTCGAGGTTGAGCGCGTCCCGCACCCAGCACAGCGGGTCGGCGTGGCCGAGGTTGTCGGCGGCGACCGCGGCGCGCATCGCGCCGAGCACGGTCGACAGGCGCGCGATCGTTTCGAGGTGGGCACCGTGCTCGGTCTCGTACGGGGTGAGCAGGGGGCGCGGGTCCGGCTGCGGCGCGGGGGTTCCGGCTACCGTGGTCATCGGGTCGTGCTCCTTTCGCGAGGCGGTCGACCCTCCGGGCGGTCTCGGCGTTCCAGCGCCGGGGCCGCCCCTTTTTTTATCCAGAGAAGCAGGGTGTCGGACGCCCTACGTCTAGCGGTAGCCTGATCCCGAAAAGAGCCCCTGTCAAGGCGGGGTGCCGCCGAGACAGGATGTAGGGCATCTAGGATGAGCGGACCTGATCGCCGAGTGAAACGACGAGCCCGCATGATCGAACAGCCGAAAGCGCAGTACCGGCAGCTTGCCGACCGCCTGCGTGCGCGCATCCACAACGGCGATTACCCGCGTACCTCTCGGCTCCCGTCCGAGCTGGACCTAGCCGCCGAGTACGGGGTGAGCAGGCAGACCGTGAACCGCGCCGTGACCATGCTGCGAAACGAGGGCCTGGTGCGCGCCGAGCGCGGAGTCGGGGTCGTCGTGACCGCGATCCCGCCCGTACGCCGCAACGCGGTCGCCCGGTACCGCACGGATGCGCGCGAGCGCGCCGGCGCGCGGGGAGCATTCGATACGGAGATCCGCGCGCTCGGGATGACGCCACGCGTGGAGTACCGCCGGGTCGAGCGGGTCACCCCGCCGCCAGCGGTTGCCGCGGCCCTGGGCCTGGAAACGGGCACGCCGAACACGCTCGTGCGGGACCGGCGCATGTGGGCTGACAGCGTCCCGATGCAGGTCGCAGCCTCATACATTCCGTGGGAGATCGCCGAGGGAACGCAGATCGCCGAGCAGGACAGCGGCCCGGGCGGCATCATCTCCCGTTTCGCCGAGCTCGGGTTGACGCAGACGCGTATCAGTGAGCGCGTCACCGTGCGCACGCCGACCGACGACGAAGCGCACTTTCTCGCAATGGACGCTGACCAGCTTGTTTACGCCGTCACGCACATTGGGTGGACGGCGGATGACCGGCCGGTCGAGGTGACGGTCCACGTGATGCCCGTGCACCTGTGGGAGCTCGACTACGAATGGCCCACGGACTGAGCGGCGACACGCCCGCGCGAGGTCACACGCTCACACACGCGATGGAGGGAGGATGCCCTACATGATCGCCGAACCCCAGAAACGACTAAGGCCCCCGTAGGGGCCCGTCGCGCCGCACCGGGTTGCCGCCCGGAACAACTGCACCTTCCAACCACGAAAGGACGCTCACTGATGAGCGTACGTCCTCCTAGCGGTACCGCGCTACTTGACCCCAGCGACACGCCGGGATTCCCCCGATGACCGCCGGGCCGTACGGCCGGATCCGCCGCGGCCTGATGGGCGGCGACCGCTTCACCCAGATCAGTAACGATCTGTTCCGCGACCCGCGTCTGTCCGCGAAAGCGAAGGGCGTGTTCGGGTACATCTCCACCCACCGCGACGGCTACGGCGTCACGATCGAGGTCATCACCCGCCACATGCGGGACGGCAAGGACGCGGTCCGCGGCGCGCTGAAAGAGCTCGAAGCGTACGGCTACCTGATCCGCGAACGGGTCCGTGACGACGCCGGCCAGCTCCGCGAAGTCGAGTACTTCATCACCGATCAGCCGGCGCTCCCCCTCGACCTCACCGACCAGGCGACCCCATCCCCCGCGCCTCCGGGCAGGTCAGACCCAAGACCGGGAAACCCGACGTTGGACCCAACCAGCGGAAACACGGGTTCTCGCAGGTCAGAACCTAAGTCGGGAAATCCAACGTTGGATGATCCCGCGTTGGGAAACCCCACGACTAAGAACACCAATCCCAAGAACACCAACCAGAAGAAGATCATGGGGATGGAGGAGGAGGGCGGCACCCCCGCACACGAGCACGACGACCCGGCCCGCGCGCTGCTCGCCGACCTACCCGACCCGTGGGCTCTCGGCGCCGTGTCCGTCGACCGGCTCACCGCAGCCGCTGCCGCGGCTCTCGGCACCGGCTGGACACCGGCCGCGCTCACCGAACACCTCGTACGGAACCCGGGCGGGGTGAAGAATCCTGAGCGGGTCCTCGCGGCCCGGCTCGCGAACCTCCCGGCACCGCCCGCAGCCCGCCGCGCGGCCGAGCGGAACGCCGACCGGTTCGTCAAGCCGACCGCCGCACCCGACGCCGCCGCCGCGCAACGCGGCGCCGCCGCCGTACGCGCGCGCCTCCCCCGGCCACGCCACACAGCCACCGACCGCGCCACAGCCTGAAAGGACAGCGCCGATGACCACCAACCCGACCCCTGGCGTGTACCGAGACCCCGACGTCCCGACGCCGCCCGGACCCTGGCACGGGCCCCACTGCTCACACGACGACTGCTCAATGGACGTGTGCGACGTCTCCGGCATGATCGAGCACCCGTGCGCGCGGCAGGCCGAGTGCTCGCTGTGCCGCGACGTGCCGTGCGTGACGATCGTCGTCGCGGTGCGCATGCCGGACCGGCAGACGGTCGAGGTGGTCGACGTGCCGGACGAGGACTACCAGGTGGGCATGCGCGTCCTCGCCGAGCAGCGGGTCAAGTACGAGACCGACGATCAGGTGGCGGTGTTCGCGCTCACCGGGCCGTCGTCGGAGGCGATCCGCGAGGCGTACGCCGAGGCACGGGCACCCGCAGCATGACGGAAGGGGCGGGCCCCGGCGGGCCCGCCCCTTCCGCTGCGTGGCGTGCTACTGCGCTTGCCGGTACTCCGCGAGGTCGATGATCTGCGCGTCGGGACGCATCGCCGTCAGGCTGTGGTGCCGGCCGGACAGCGGCGCGTTCGCGAGCTGGTCGATCAGGTCGTTCCGCGCGTAGTCGTACGCGGAATCGGCGAGCGCCACGAGGTCGCCGGGTGGCACGTTCCGACCAGCCGAATGGGCGACGATCACACCAGAATTCGCTTTTGCGAATTCTGCCCGTATTGCCCATATTCCGGTGGTTGTCACCGCGCCCGCGAGAACGAGCAGCGCCCCGTACTGGAGTATCAACGGCATCTGATCATCGGGGATGAGCAGGACCGGCACGAACGTGGCCGTGGCCACAGCCCACAGGCCGATGGCGATCTGTCCCCATGGCACGTGTTGACGCACTAGTAGACCCTCCCCGGGGGTGCGCGTTCAGGGTCCCCACCCAAAACGAAACGTGAGAGCCCTTATAGTTACACGCCGTCACGGGTTCCGGTCACGTGCTACTGGTCGGTAATTTAGCTTGCAACTAAACGGCGCAGGTCAACCGGCATGACGCGATTCGTCACCAGGCGAGAAATTGTCCGCGAGTGCCCGAACCTCAATCAGAAACTGTCTCCGGTTTCGCTCCCTGACCTCTGAGATTCCGGCCGTCAACTGCGCCTTTGCCGCCGCCGATAGGTCCGGCCCGAGGATTTCGGCCAGCTCCTCATCCTTGACATCACTAACGGTAGCGGCGGGTGACTGTTCGGTGCGCTCGGCTGCGGCGGTCTGCATGCCGCGCAGCACCTCGGCCGCGTCGCCGCGGTCGACCGCGGCGAGCTGATCGGCCGTCACGCCGACCACCTGCGCCATGTGGGCGAGCGTGTCGGCCGCCGCCCGTACGGGAAGCCGGGATCGGTCCGGACCTGGCTTGTATCCGTTCTCGACGTGCTGCCACCACCCGGAGCTCACGCCGATTTTCTCGGCGGCCGACCGGATGCTGATCTTCGGCCAATGAGCATGTCGTGCCGTCCGGAGGAGTTTGCCCTCCGGTGGGGCTGTGGGCTGCTGACGCCCAGGGGAAGTCACGGGTTTACCTCGCATCTGCCCGTTATCGGATCGCGACTGTTCAAGAGTCGCCCGCAGTCTCGCATACGTCAATGCCCGATGGCATCCGATGGCAGAGTTTGGCGCGAGGTATTGCAGAGTGCCATCCTATGCCATACGATGCCATTCATGATCGCAACCGGGTCACCCGAGCACGACGCCCCCACCCGCCTTGAGCAGGCCGGATACGTGGACATGGCGACCGCGCGGGAGATGACGGGCTACTCGATCCGCACCCTTCACCGCCTGGTGAAGAACGGCGACGTCGAGTCCTGCCGGGACCGCGGGAAGCGCTGGATCCTCCGCACCTCCCTGGAATCCCGTCTCCGCGACGTGCTCGACCAGACCCCCCAGACATGACAACGGCGGCGCCCGGATTGCGCCCGGACGCCGCCAACGGCCCGCACCACACAGCAACACGGAGGTACACGGACCAATGGACAACAGCGTACCGATGCCCGCAGTCCTGGCGACCCTCAACCTGATCGCCGGCGCCGACGTCCCCGGCATCATCTGGGCGTCCGGCGGATCCCGGTCCGGCGTCAGCATCGGCGCCCACGCCACCCCCGAGAACCCCCACGCCATCGCCGCGCGCCTCGCCTCCGCGGTCGGGATCAACACCGCGCCGGAGACCACCTACCCGGACGACCACACCGTGTGCGTCGCCGTCACCGGCGACCACTACCGGGTTCCGGTCGCCATCCGGGTGTACGCGGCGTACGTCCCCGCGCCCCGGCCCGTCGAGGTCGACCTCGACGCCGACGCCCTCGCGATCGACGACGCGAACCGCCGCCACGCCGCCGCCACCGACGCCGCCGAGCTGGTGTCCGCATGACCGACACGACCGTGATGGACGCCCCCGCCGCCACCGCGGCGGGGGCCGCCCCCCAGGGCGCAGCACCCGCCGGCGAGCTGGCCGAGCTGGACACGGCCGCGCTCGCGATCCGCCCCGACCAAACCATGTGGACGCCCTACCAGCGGGCCGCGCTGGCACAGATGGGCGTCGCGCAGGACTGCCCCAACCCTGTCCTCGCGACGTTCCTCCACACGTGCCAGACCCGCCGCCTGGACCCGTTCATCCGACAGGTGTACCTGATCGGGCGGCCGAACAAGCGGAAGGGCACCACCGAGTACACCGCGCAGACCGGCATCGACGGGTTTCGCGTCATCGCCCGCCGCGCCGCCGACAAGGCCGGCATCGAATACGGCTACGAGGACCCGGTCTGGTTCGACCGGAACGGCCGCGAGCACGCCGTGTGGCTGGCCGATGGGCCCCCCGCCGCCGCGCGCTGCGTCGTGCTGCGCAACGGCCACCGGTTCGCCGCGGTCGCCCGGTTCGACGCGTACGCCGCCCGCTGGCAGCCGTCCGGGGACCTGAAAAACCAGTGGGCGACCATGCCCGACCACATGATCCTCAAGTGCGCCGAGGCGTTGGCCCTGCGCATGGCGTTCCCCGAGGATCTGGGCGGCCTGTACACCGACGAGGAGATGCAGCAGGCGGACAACGGTTTCGAGCCGCCCGCCGGGGCGCCCGTCGTCACCGGCCGCGCCGAACCCGCCGCCGCTCCCCCGAACCCGGCGCCCACCGCCGCGGCCTCCCCCGAGCAGCCCGCCGACCCCGGCGACGCCGTGGCGGCCGGCGTCGCGCAGCAGTTCGCCGCCGAAGCGCAGAACGCCCCCGACCTCGACACCTGGCGAGACATCTACCGGCGCGCCGTCGCCGCCGGTGTGCTGCGCGAGCCCGTCACGGTCGGCGGCAAGGCCGGTCCGCTCGGCGTGTACCTGACCGCCCGCGGCCTGCAACTCCAGGCCGCCGCCCGCACCACCACCACCGAGCAGGCGGGAGACCACGCCGCATGACCACCACCCCGACCCCGACCCAGGTCCCCGTTGCATGGTCCGACGAGACCCGCCACCTGAGCACCCGCATGGCCATGGTGAAGGCCGCGAGCGAGTACCTGGCCAGCGCGGAGAAGGCGATCAAGGACCGGCTCAACAAGACCCTGCGGCCCGGGGAGAAGATCGCCGCCGAGATGCCGGACGGCACCCCGCTCGGCGAGGTCATCAAGCCGAAGACCACGTACAAGGCGAGCGTGCGCGACACGGCGGCCCTGTTCGCCCACGTGAAGCAGCACCACGAGACCGAGATCGAGATCACGGCGCACCTCACGCCCGACATGCTCGAATTCCTGCGCGAGATGCTGCCCGACGCCATCCGCGAGAACGTGCGGCCCGCGTACGTGACGCAGCTCCTCAACCGCGCGATGGCCGCCGGGCAGCCGCCGGTCGACGACGCCACCGGCGAACTGTTCCCGGGCATCGAGGTGCAGCGCGCCACCGAGTACGTGAAGGTCCCGCCGCTGACCAAGGGCGCCCACGAGGCCATCCTCGCGGCGTGGCAGGCGGGCGCGCTCGCGGACATCGCCGCCGACCCCCTCGGCCTCGACCAGGCCCCCGCCGAGGACGTCGAGCAGGACGTCGAGCAGGACGTCGAGCAGGACGTCGAGCAGGACGTCGAGCAGGACGTCGAGCAGGACGTCGAGGCGGTGCCCGGTGAGGAGTGACCTCGACCTGATCGCCCGCTCGATCCTCACCGGCGGGGGCGTGTGCGTGTACGTCGCGCAGCTCGACGGCGAGCACGCCCGCCCCGCGCTCGTGTCCGCCGCCGTGCAGGGCGCCAACGGCCTGCACGCCGTCGACCTCCGGTACGGCGGGTGGCGCTGCACCTGCGTCGGCTGGGTCCAGCAGCACGACGGCCTTGGGGACTGCCCCCACATCCGCGCCGTGCAGCTCGCCACCGGCCACGCCCCCGCCCGCACGCCCGCGGGGGTGACCCGATGGTGACCGAGCTCATCCCCGCCGACGTCGCCGCGGCGATCCGCCGTACCGCCTGGACCCAGGCCATGCGGCGCACGTACGCCGAGGTCCCCGGCTTCTACACGGCCTGCGCCTGCGAGTACGGGACGTCCGGGAACTGCGAGACCGGCCACTGCGGAGACTGCGTCCGCGGCGAGCCGCTGCGCCGCCCCGAGACCGTGATCGTGTCCCGCGCCCACACCGGCGCCGCGTTCCTCCCCGCCCCGTACGCCCACGAGACCGACGTATCAGCGACCGGCCCGAAGTACGAGCGGATCGCCCACGTGTGGCTCACCGACCGTGTGTGCACCTGGACGTGCCCGCACCGCTGCCACCAGATCGGCCACGTCGAACGCGACCAGCTCTCCATCTTCGACGCCCTCGAAAGGGTGTGACCAGCATGTTCGCATCTCTGCCCGGGTGGTTCGCGAACGTCCGCGACGGCCTCGCCGTCCTCGGCGCCGGCTCCCTGGCCGCATCCGCCGTGTTCGGCGTCCTCGCCGCCCGCGCCATGGGCGGCCTCGACCCGGCCGACCCGGCGGACGCCGTCCACGCCGACGACTGGCGCGCCTACGTCGACGCCCACGGCCTCGACGAGGACCCGCCCGGGTGACCGGCGCCGAGGGGGTCGGGCCCGGCCGCGGGGGCACGGACCCGACCCCCGGGCCCCGGTGGCACCCGAAGTACGACCTGCCATGCCGCTACTACCTGGCCGAACTCGGTTCGTACTGCGGTTCGAAACCCACCCGCCGGTACCTCAACGGCCAGTTCTGCGTGGACCACCAACCCGCCCGCACCGCCGTACCCCGCCCCGGGAGCAGCAGCAGCCCGCGACCTTAACCGCCCGCCGCGCCCACCATCCCGGACATGCCGACCCGCACCGCGAGACCAGGAGAGCCACCGATGCCGAGCAGGTTCGAGTTCGAGCGGCGAGTCATCGCATCCGACTTGCCCGCCCCGACTCGCCACATCCTGCTCACCATCGCCACGTGGGCCGACAACGACTCCGGCGCCATCCCGCCCCGCTTCACCCCCAGCATCGGCCGCTTGCAGGCCGCGACCGGCATGTCCCGCGCCGCCATCTGCAAACACCTCAACGCCGCCGAAGAGGCGGGATGGCTGGACCGGTACCGGCCCGCCGTCGCGAAAGCCCGCGCCGAGCACGCCCGCACCCTCTACGTCCTCGCCATGCCGGGGCTAGTCCGCCAGGAAGACCAGCCCTGGTCCACCACAGAGACCAGCTCTAGTCCACCTGGTGGACCCAACCACACAGGCCACTCAAATAACCCCCCTAACCCCCCGCAAGCGGGGGGAACCCGCCGCTGCACAGCACACAGACGCCCCCGCCGCGGCTGCCCCGACTGCGCCGTCACCCTCGCCCCCGTACCGGACTGGTGCGGCGAGTGCGACCACCCCGACACGCGGCTGATCGAGACGCCCGCCGGGATGGCGAAGTGCCCGGCCTGCCACATCTCCACCGTCCGAGGTGCCTCATGACCACAACCACACGCCGCCCGTTCAAGCCGTGCGGCACAACCGCCGCGTACGACCGCCACCGCCGCCACGGCGAGACGCCCTGCGACGCCTGCCGCACCGCGTACGTCACCAACCGCCGGGAACGCCGCCAAGCCGCCCGCACCGCACCACCCGCCGGCATCGAGGCCGAGCACGAAATCGACGAGATCGCAGTCGAGCGGGCCGCCCACGGCGACACCACCGTCCCCCTCAACCACGCCGAGCGCGTCGCCGCCGCCCGCCAAATCCTCGCGTGGGGCCACACCCGCACCGAGATCGCCCGCCGCCTCCGCGTCTCCGGCACCGCCGCCCGCACCCTCCAAGCCCTCGCCACGGGAGCGTCCACGTGACCATCACCGACCGCCTGCGCCGCCTCGCGCGCGCCTTACTCGGCCCCGAACCCGCCCGCTGCCCCCGCTGCGCCCGCAGCCTTACTGACGCCATCACCGGATGCGACTGCCCCACTGAAGACCTCCGATGGGCCCGCGCCGTCATCACCACGGTCAAGAGCGTCCACCGCCGCCACGAATGCGACGGCGCAACCCCCGAGGAATGCGGATGCGCCGCCGACCGCGCCGAATCCGACACGGGCGAGGTCTGCGGCCACTGCACCCGCCCCTACCCCTGCCCGACCCGCAGCATCGCCGACCAGTTCCCCGAGGTGACCCGATGACCGACAGCGGCGAGTTCCGATTCGTCGACTACGACGGCCGCGACGGAGGCCCCTACACGACCGGCGCCCCCACCGAGAGCGCGTCGGGCGCGTGTCCGGACGCACCGGGCTACGCGCACGGGCGCGACGCCGCGGCGCGGCCCTCAGATGCCCCAGGAGCCCCGCACGCCCCGGGGGGTATCCGGTTGCCCTTGGACGTACCGGTTCGCCCGGCTACGCCTGCGCTGGCCGCGTGGGTGGCGGAGTTCGAGCGGTCGGCCCGGTCGGCATTCGCGGTGATGGTCCGTCACATCCGGGCGCGGCTGGAGCCGTGGGCGCGGTCGACGCAGCTCGTGGCGCACGCGCACTCGCTGCGGCTCGCGGTCGCGAAGGGGGATCGGCGGACGCTGCGCGCGCACCGGCGGCGCTGCGAGATCTGCCACCCGCGCATCCCGAAGTCGCCGGCCGCGAACGCGGCGTACACGCGGAGGCAGCGGAACCGGCGGCGGCGCTCATGAGCTACGGCCCCGAGGCGCTTCGCACCTGCGACGGTCCCGGCTGCGGCGCCTCGTACGACGCGATCGAGGTCATGACCGGCCGCGCACGCGCCACCGGGTGGCGGCAGTTCCCGTCCCTGTCGCTGCACATGTGCGGGGACTGCGCGCCGCGGTGGTGGGCGGCCGGCGACGGCCCCCACGTCCCGGCCGTCCACCACACCCACACGCCCGCCGGATCGGTCGTCGACTGCGCGTGCGGCGCCTCGACCGGGCTCCGGCGGACGCTCGGCGAGCTCGCCGCCGCCTACCTCGCGCACCTCGCCGAGATCGCCACCACCCCGGAGGAACCCATGCCGATCACCGACGCCATGCGGAAGCTGAACAGCCTCGCCCCGATGCCCGAACGGACGCCCAGCCCGGAAACCGTCGACCAGCTCGGCCGCTACCTCACCCGCACTGGCCACCTCGGGTTCGCGATGGTCTACCACGCCCCGCGCGACCAGCTCGACCAGGCGCAGGCCGAACGCGCGCAGCTCGCCATGGCCGCGGGGCACCTGCTCGACGCCCTGTACGAGCTCGCCCCCGAGGCCGCCGCGATCGTCGCGGCCGAGGTCGTCGAGGCGTGGCACGACGGGGGCGAGGTCGGGTCACGCCTGTGGTCGCTGGCCAACGTGTTCGGTCTGGACGCGAACCAGGTCGCCGAGCTCGCCGGCGAACACGCGCAGCAGGTGGACCGGTGACCGGCCGCCGCTGGACGGTCGCGCTCCCGCCCGGCCTCGCGCTCCCCACGTCCAACCACCGGCACGGGCACCCCGCCAAGCTCGGCGCGGCGATGCGCGTCGTCAAGGACGCGGCGATCCTGACGACGCGCTCGGCTCGCATCCCGACCATGACCGGGCCCGTACGCCTCGTCGCCGAGTTCCGGCCGCCCGCCGGCACCCGCGCCCGCGTCGTCCGCGACACGCACAACCTCGCCCCGGCGGTCAAGGCCGCGATCGACGGGGCGGTCAAGGCCGGCGCGCTTCGCGACGACGACGACCAGCACGTGACCGCCGTCGAGTTCCACCCCGGGCCCGCGATCGACCGGGCGGGCGGGCAACTGCTGCTGCACCTCGACCCGCCCGAACACGCACAAGACGAGGTTGACCGGCTGCGCGGCATCGCCGCCGGCGCCGCCGCGCTCATCGCCGCGCTGCCCGGCGGCGCCGACGCCCTCGACCTCCACGACGCGGACGTGAAGATCTCGGCCGCGCTGCTCCGCGCCCTGCGCGACGCCCTCACCGACCCCGGAGACGACCCCCGTTGACCGAGCACACCATCGACGACCTCGACGAGGGATCCCGCCGGATCATCCTGTGGACCCCCGCCGAGATGGCGCCAGACCTCGCGCCCGCCGCGCGCATGGTCTGGCGCCTCGCCAACCGGCACCACTGCACCGCCGCCCGCCGCGCCGACCCGCAGCCGTGCAGGGCGTTCAACGCGCACGCCCGCGACGTCGCCGCCGCCCTCGAATCGCTGCGCGCGCTCGGCCTCGCCGACACCCCGCCCGGCCTGTGCGCACCCCGCAACGCGTACGGCGAGGTCATCCGCAAGCCCCGCGGCGCCGCTGGCCGCGCCCGCCAGAAGCGACAGGAGACCACCACATGAGCACCCGCCCCAACCTCGACGGCATCGCCGCCCGCGCCGCCAACATCGACACGTGGATGACCGAGGACGTGCGGCGTCTCGCCCGCGAGGACGTGCCCGCGCTCATCGCCGACAACCGGGCCGCGTGGGTCGCCGTCGAGCTCTGGTCGCGGCGCGCGGTCGCCGGCATGTCCCGCGTCACCCGGCAGTGGCGCCGCGCCGACGCCTTCCGCGAGCAGCGCGACGCCGAGCGCGCCCGCGCCGACCGCGCCGAGGCGACCCTCTGGGTCGAGCGCCGACTATTCGTCGTCCACGACTTCGAGCAGAACCCGCACGCGAACGTGCGCGTGTGCCGCTGCGGCCTCTGGCCCGACCACCACATGCACACCGGCGACCAGCCCACGTGCGGCTGCGACGCCGACCGCGCGGACCGCGTGAAGGCCGCGAAGTACGACGCGCTCCACCGCGCGCTGCGCGACCTCACGGCCGCGGCCGACCGGCTGCGCGACGACTGGGCCGAGGCCGGCCCCGGCGTCCGTACCGAACTGTGGCGGCGGCTGCACGAGGCTGCCGACGACGCGCGCGAGGTCACCGACGACCTGCCCGCGGGCGGCACCGAGCCCACGCCGAGCAACGTCGAGGCCATCGCACGCGCGCTCCACGCCGCGTACGACCGGGCCACACCCCGCTTCGACCTGGCCACCCGCGAATACCGGCCCGTGCCGTGGGACCGGCTGATCGACTCGGACCGCGCGGGTCTGGTCACGGCCATCGCCCACCTGATCGACACGGGGATGATCCACCCCGGCGAGCAGCCCCCGGCCGCCGAGCCCGCCGGCGACTCCCCCGAGATGCGCGCCCTGTACCGGGAGCGGGCGCACCTGGTCGCGCACCTCGCCGCCCTGCACCCGTCCGTCCTGGCCTACAACGACCCGAACGAACCCACCCGGCCCGTGCTGTACGTCGACGCGCACGGCGGGCAACTCTCCTGGCACATCTCCCCTGACGACCTCGAACTTTTCGAGCACGTGCCGCAGGTCGCCCCCGACGACCCCCGCGCGAAGTGGGACGGACACAGCACCGACACGAAATACCTGCGCCTCGGCGGCCTCACGGACGATGCGGCCCGCGTCGCCGCGAAGAAGAGGAAGCGCGCCCGCCCGACCGAGTCGAGTGCGTACGGCGTGAGCGGGTCCGTCACCCTCAACGTCAGCCCATCCCGCGAACCGGACCCGCGGATCATCTACGTCCGCGACCAGCGCAACGGTGGGATGCACACGTGACCACGGCTTTCGCCGCGCTGGCGATCGGCGTCGACGTCGAACAGCTCACCGTGCCCGGTGGGCTACTCGACCAGCTCGCCGACCTCATCACCACCCCGGCCGCGAAGGTGGTCGACGACGCGGGCCCGATCGCGCACGCCAAGATCGTCGGCTCGCCCGCGCCCTGGCACGCCGCGGCCGGCGAGGCGTACATGGCGATCCACGCCGAGGCGCGGGAGATCGAGCAGGACGCCCGCTACCGGATCACCGGCCACACCGGCGCGCTACGCGGCGGGAGCGACGAGAACACCCGCGCCGCGCTGCGCGCCGTCGAGCACCTGGTGCACGCGCTCGACGAGGACCACGCCCACAAGGTCGGGCGCGACGTCGCCCGCCTCGTACGCCTCGCCCGCGAAGCCCTCGGCGAATCCGAGCGGTGGGCGCCGCTCCGCCGGCAGCCCGGCCAGCTCCCGCCCGTCTGCCCGTACTGCGAGACGTACGGGCTGCGCATCCTCCCCTCCACGGGGGAGGTGCGCTGCGTCAACCCCGAATGCAGGGACACGCGCGGCAAGCGCCCGTCCGGGCACGCCGAGCACGCCCACCACACCCGCCAAGGCCACGCCGCCGTCGTGTTCGCGGACGGCGCCGAGGCGTGGTGGGTCGACGAGAACGCCCCCGATGACCTGTACGACACCGACGACCAGGAGCAGACCGCATGACCACCACCATCACCACGCCCCCGCCCGCCGACAAGCGCCACGGCCTCACCCTCGACGAACTCGCCCGGTTCGTGCAGGACGCGTACCGCAAGGACATCCCCGGCGACGCCCCCGTACGGGTCAACCGGGTGCGGGCGAAGCGCGCCGAGGTGACCGGGTGACCCTCGCCGTCGTCCCGGTCCGGTTCGCCGACGCGTGCGCGTTCGTCGCCGCGTGGCACCGGCACCACGCCCCGCCGCCCGGCGCCAAGTTCTGCATCGGCGCCTCCGCCGAGGGCGTGCTCGTGGGCGTCGCGATCGTCGGCCGACCGGTCGCGCGGCACCTCGACGACGGCCGTACGTTGGAGGTCACCCGCACCGCGACGGACGGCACGACGAACTCGAACAGCGTCCTGTACGGAGCGGCGTGGCGAGCTGCCCGCGCCCTCGGGTACACGCGGCTGATCACGTACACGCAGGCCGGAGAAACCGGCGCGTCGCTGCGCGGCGCGGGGTGGCGCGTCATCGCGCAGCGCCCCGCACGGCCCGGCTGGAACCGCCCATCCCGCCCCCGGCAACCGACCGGTACCGAGGGCATTCCTCGAACCCTGTGGGAGGCCACAGCATGACGACCACCCGCCCGCCGGCGCCGCTGGAAACCGAGACCGTCGCCGTCCTGTGCAGCGTGCAGGACGCGGCGGCGCTGCTCGACCCGCCGTGCACCCCCGACCAGGTGCGGGCCCTCGTCGCGCTCGCCAACCTCGCGCCCGTGCGCGCCCCCGCGGGTACGGGAGCCCCGCGGGGACGCGGCCGCCCGCCCGTCCTGTACCGCGCCGCCGAGCTCCAACGCGCGCACGCCCGCGCCGTACGCGCCGGGTTGCTCGCGCTGCTGCCCCCGCCCGTCGACGCCGTGGCGTCGCTCACGGCCGCGGGCGCGGCACGGTGACCGGCGAGATGGTGACCGGGTTGGGTCCGTGGCGCCGGCACTGCCCGCTGTGCGGCGCCCCGGTTACGTGGCTGTCCGCCGAGGTCGCCCGGTTCGACGCGTGCGACTGCGTACCGGGCATGACCGCGTTCGGCGAGCAGTTCAAAGCCTGGATCAGCGACCTGAACGCGGCAATCGACGCGCTGATCATGGCGGAGTCACGCCGCCCGCCGCCCCCGCCGCCGCCGCTGCGCGAGCTGCTGCCCCGCCTGCCCGCATCCCAACTCACCCCACCGCCTCCTGAGGGCGGATGACCGCATGGACATGGACGATGGACCCGCCGAGCCGATGTTCGAGATCACAGACCTTGACGTCTCGGCGATCATCGACACCGACGCCTACGCCGGGCACGTGGACGCGCTGCGCGTACAGATGCGGGACGCGCTCGAAGCGGCAGCGCGGGACCGAGGCTGCACCCTCGGGCAGGTCAGCGTGACCGTCGAGAAGGAACCGGACGGCGCCCACGTGATCCGGATGACCGCGCCCGCGTACAAGCAGGTCGGCGTACTGCCGTGGAAGACCCCGTGACCGACGAGCAGCACCGCGGCACCTGGTGAGGAGGCGACACGGCCCCCGACCAAGATCATCGGTTGGGGGTCGCGTGGCGCCCCGCCTTACGGCGGACCCCCGCACGTTCGATCAACCGGTGCGGGTCCACCCGGCCGCGACCCATCGCGTGAACCAGGTGTTCGCCACGGCGCGGGCGTCGTCAAGATCGGTGAACACTCGGCGGATCGTGCCGCCCACATGCGCACCCCGGGACGTGTGGTCGAGCTCGATGGCCTCCACCACGTAGTGGCCGAGGTCCCGGTCGAGGGCGATGCAGCGGGTGGCGAACGCGAATGCCAGCTTGACGGTCATCAGCCGCTCCGTGTTCGGCACGTCGCCGGACGCCTCGATCTCGCGGTCCCGTAGCGCCGCCCGCGCGACCCTCGCCATGCCAGCCGCCTGATCGTCGGTGAACCCGAGCACGCTCGCCATGGTCGCGTCGTCGAGGCTTCCGGACAGGGCGGTCATGGCGTCGATCGTGTCGGCCTGCGCAGCGGTGGGAGTGATCGTGGCCATGAGGTTCCTTCCGGGGGTGGAGCGCCCCCCGCCGGAGCGGGGGGCCGGTGTCTCAGTTCGGGGCGATCCATCCGAGCTTCTGTGCGGTGGCGATGGTGCGGGTGAGTGCGGCGTGGGCGGCGTCTTCGCTGCCCCACGGCACGGTCTCGATGTGCAGCTCGTCGCCGGTGTAGGTGCGTTCCTCGATCGTGTAGCCGGTGACCGTGAGCACGAGTGCGTCGGTGCTGTCCGGGCGGTGCATCTCGATCTGCATCGGGGGGTTCCTCTCTGCTGTTGTGTCTCCGACACTAGACCCGAACAGATTGAAAGTCAACGGGTTCTTTCAATCAAAGAACCCGTTGACTTTCAAACGTGCGGGGCATACGGTGATCCCACCACGCACACCCACGGAGGACCAATGACCAGCACCGAAACCCGCCCCAACTGGCGGAACCTCGAAACCGGCGACTTCTACACACGCACCGGAACACAACTCGGCCTCTTCGCCGCCCCCGACGCCACCGGCACCGGCGACCTGTTCGACCAGGACGACACGCCCGCCACCGCACCGGCCAAGCCGACGAAGAAGGCGGCGCGCGCCGCCGCCCGAGCCGCCCGCGCCGCCCTTGACGCCAAGATCGCCGCGCACCTCATGGACATTAAGGCGATCGGGGCCGCCTATGAAAACTGGCTGATCGACCAGTACGGCATCGATGGGAGCCGCACGTACAACGTCGTCTTCGCCGCCAAGGAAATCAGCGGCCTGCCCCTTCACGAACTCCGTAACCTCTACCAGGAGGCAACCCGATGAACACCGACCGCGGGGGATCCCGCACCAACTCCGGCCGCCGCTCTGTCGGCGGACGCGCCGAGGTCATGCTCGGCGACCTGCGCGACGTCCTCGACGGCGAGGCTAAGCGCCTCGGCGTCGACCGTGCCGCTCTCGTCCGCGCCCTGTGCGCGGATGGGCTGCGCCGCCGCCGGGTGATCGACAAGCGCACCGCGGACGCGTACGCGCTCAATCAGGCGTCCACCCGGTACGGCACCCGCAGCGTGGGCGACGCCTCCCGCAGCGCCGCCCGCGCCATGCAGCGCCTCGGTGCGGCGTTCGATGCGACCCCCGCCGACGCGCTGATCATCTCCGCGTATCACGAGGCGGCGGCCGAACCCGGCGACTTCGTGTCCCTGACGGCCATACGCGACGCCCTCGTCGGCTTCCCCCGCGAGGAAGTCGACGCCGCGCTCGACAACCTGTACCGGCACCAGATCATCAACCTCATCCCGCGCAGCAATCAGCGGGCGCTCACCGACGCAGCGCGGGCCGCGGCCGTGCACATCGGCGACGAGGACAAGCACCTCATCAGCATCGAACCGGAGTGAACACGCCATGCTTCCGCAAATCCCGATCGACGACCCGCGCGTGCTGACCCTGGCCAGGGCGCGTCAACAGTTCGCCCACGACTGCGCCCACCTCCCGACGTGGGAAGAACTGACCGACGACGAGCGTGCCACCGCGTTGCCGGTCGCCCGCAACTATCTGGAATCGGCGATCAACGCCGGACTCATCCCGGGAGATCCCGATGCGTGAGTACCGCATCGAGTTCACGATCCAACACCGCGAAGACGACGAGGAGGACTTCACCGAGATCGGCTTCGGCTCCTCGGGCGCGTGCAGTGACCTGGATTCCTGCACCTACTCGATCACGTCCGCTGTGACAAATGGCGAGTGGGAGACCGAACGGGATCACCCCGACCCCGACGAGGTCATGCAGGCGATCCAGCAGGCACGCTACGCGGAAGGAAACGCCGATGCGTGAAGAGGCCATGCTCGCCCCGTACGTGACCCTCCTGTGCGACTGGCCGAGCGGGACGTACCTGCGGAAGGTCGTCGAGTGACGAGAACGCCGCGGCAGGCGTGGGAGGCCCTCAACGACCGCCAACGCGTCTACCTGCGGGTGCTGTACCGCGCCGACCAGGACGCCGAGAAAGAGCACCGCAGCGGCGGCGCCCGCGGCGACTTCGACCAGCGGCCCGCCGCCGAGTGGCGCCGCATCAGCTTCAACGCGTGGCCCTCGCCGATCCCCGACCAGCTCGCCGCCGCCGGCGTGTACGACCGGGGCGCCGGCGCCACCCTGGCCGCCCTCCGGGACCGCGGTCTGATCGAGACGGAGAACGTGCCCACCAGGGCGGGCGCCGACCTCGTTGACGTGTGGGTCACCCGCGCCGGACGCGCCGCGGCCCGGCACGGTACCGGCGACACCCCGGCCCGGCGGTCCCGCCCGCGGTGGGCAACGTCCGAATGGCTGTGGCGGGAGCTGGTCAAGGTCGGACGGTCCGAACCTGAGGGGCTGCGCGCCTCGGAGCTGTACGGCAGCGCGGACCTGTACCTTGGCGCCGGGTTCGCCGGACGGCCCGGGAACCGCCCCTACCTGCGGAAAGAAACCGTATGGAGGCGGTACGAGGTGCGGACCTGGGACGGTGAACCCTCCGGCTGGACGTCGAAACCGGTCGACATGTACCACCTCACCGACGAGGGCCGCGCCCACTACATCGAGCGCGCCGCGGAGTACCGGGAGCTGTTTCCCGGCATCGACGCCCCCGACCTCGACGACACGCCGGAGACGAACGGAGTTGACGGCCCGTGATTTTCTGACAAAATCAGTGGCAGCAGAGCTATGCCCGAACCCCCGCCGATGCGGGGGTTTTCGCATGTCACGGCCCTTGTCGAATCCCCGTACGGGGGTGGTTCCGATGTGACCCCCCGTGCCCGCGAGGCGGTGATCCCATGGCCGCTAACGCCCCCATTTCCGATGCCGAGCGCGCGCGGATCATCGACCTCGCGCGCTCGGGCATGTCGCGGGCGGCGGTCGGCCGCGAGGTCGGCCGCGCAGCCTCGACCATCGGGAAGATCTGCGCGCGGGAGGGCATCGAGTTCGACCGGGCGCCCACCGCGGCGGCCACCTCGGCGAAGCGCGAGGACAACCGCGCGAAGCGCGCCGACCTGGAATCCCTGCTGCTCGACGACGCGCTCAGGATGCGGGCGCAGCTCTGGCAGCCGTCCAAGGTGTGGGCGTTCGGCGGCAAAGAGAACACGTACGAAGAGCACGCAGTCGACGAACCCCCGTTCGCCGACAAGCGGCTGATCATGTCCGCGGTCGGTACCGCGATCGACAAGGCGCTCAAACTCGCGCAGGTCGACGCCGACGACGGCGCCGACGACGCCGCGAGCATGATCGGGCGTCTCGCCGAGGGCCTGAACGCCGCGTACGCACAGATGGTCGGCGACGATGCCGGCGACGCGTGACGGCCTGCTCGACTCCCTGCCCCTGTCCCGCAAGCAAATCCGGTCGGTCGTCGAGTCCGCGCAGGTCCGCACGTCGATCTGGACCGGCGCCATCCGCTCCGGGAAGACCATCGCGAGCCTGATCGCGTTCTTGATCGCCCTGGCCGCGCTCCCCCGCCGCGGCTCCGGCCTGGTCGTCATGGTCGGCCGCACGCTCCAGACGATCGAGCGGAACCTCATCGAGCCGATGCAGGACCCGCGCGTGTTCGGGCCGCTCGCCCGGCACGTGCACCACACGCCCGGCGCCGGAACCGCCGTGATCTTGGGCAGGGTCGTGCACCTGATCGGCGCGAACGACGTCCGCGCCGAAGGCCGCCTGCGCGGCCTGACCGCCTGCCTCGCATACGTCGACGAGGCCACGCTCCTGCCCGCAGGGTTCTGGTCCCAGCTCCTCGGCCGCCTCTCCGAGGCCCCGGGCCGGCTGATCGCCACCACCAACCCCGACAACCCCGCCCACTGGCTGCGCCGCGACTACATCCTGCGCGCCGGCGAGCTCAACCTCGCGTCGTGGCACTTCACCCTCCACGACAACCCGTACCTCAGCGCCGAGTACAAGCGGGACATCGCCGCCGAGCACGTCGGCCTCTGGTACCGGCGGTTCATCGCCGGCGAATGGGTCGCCGCCGAAGGCGCGATCTTCGACATGTGGGACCCGCTGCGCCACGTGGTGAAGACCCTGCCTGCGATCTCGCGGTGGATCGCGTGCGGCATCGACTACGGCACCACCAACCCGACCGCCGCCCTGCTCCTCGGCCTCGGCAGCGACGGACGCCTGTACCTCGCGGACGAATGGAGGTACGACTCCCGCGCCGCACGCCGCAGCCTGACGGACGTCGAGTACTCCAAGCGCATCCGCGCGTGGCTCGCCGCTGACGGGCACCCCGGCGCCGCCGGCGCCGTCGACCCCGAGTACCTGATCGTCGACCCCTCGGCGTCCTCGTTCATCGTCCAGTTGTACGAGGACGGCGCCGTGCCGATGGCCGCGGACAACGCGGTGTTGGACGGCATCCGCACCATGGCCGGTCTTCTCGCGACCGGCCGCCTGCGGGTTCACGAACGCTGCGAGGGGCTGATCTCGGAGATTGGCGGCTACGCGTGGGACGACGACGCCGCCGCGAAGGGCGAGGACAAGCCGGTCAAGATCGCCGACCACTCGTGCGACGCCGCCCGCTACAGCCTGCACACCACGGCCGCCATGTGGCGACCCGACCTGACCAACACGATCGAAGAGGTAGCGGCATGAGCCCCGAGGACATCAGCAACCGGTTCGAGTTCCACCCGGCCGCCACGGCGGAGAAGCGCGCCGATCATGGCAGCGCCCGCGAGGCGTGCCGCGACCTCGCCGAGTACCTGAACGCGAAGCTGCCCGAGGGCCGCGAGAAGTCCGTGGTCATGACCAAGCTCGAAGAAGTCATGTTCTGGGCCAACGCCGCGATCGCCCGCCCCGCCACCTCCAAGCCGCAGAACTCCGGCACGGCCGCCCCCATCGAGGGCGAGAGCAGCCCGCGGTACGCACCCGCCGTCGAGATCCCAACCGATTCGTCCGCGTCGTCCGCGTCCGCGCGCGCACTGGAAGCGGCCAGCGCCGCCGCCGCGAAGATCTTCGACCCCCCGGCCCGCGCTGAGACGTACCGGCGTATCGGCGAGACCTGGCACCAGATCGCCGCGGACATTCGCGGCCTGTGAGGTTCACGGCCCGCGCGTACGACCCCGACCAGCAGGAATCGCCGCTACCCGAGGGGGTGCCCGATGCTCCCCGACCGTGACATGGACTGGCCGCCCCGCGACCAGCACGCCGCGCAGGCCGCGTACTGCGAATACGACGCTTGGTACTCCGGTGACCCGCTCAAACTCGCCGCCGTGTACGGGGAGGCGGGCCCGCTCCCTGGCCTCGACGTCAAGTACAGGGCGGCGCAGTTCCAGGGCGGGATCGTGGGCAGGGTCGCGCGCGCGTTCTGGGGGAACCCCCCGTCCATAAACGATCTTCGGTCGCCCAAGCTGCACGTACCGCTCGCGTCCGACATGGCCGTCACCTCCGCCGATCTCCTGTTCTCCGAACCGATCGGCGTGAACACCGAGGACGACACCACTACGGCGCGGCTCGCCGAGATCATGACGGACGGCGGCGTGCACGCCATCCTGTCCGAGGCCGCCGAGCTCGCGTCCGCGTGGGGCGGCGCGTACCTGCGCGCCGCATACGACAAGGACGTCGCGCCGTACCCCCTCGCCGAGGCCATCACCCCCGACACCGCCATTCCCGTTTTTCAGTGGGGGCGGCTCATGTCCGTGATCTTCTGGGAGGTCGTCCACGAGGACGACAAGTCCGGTGAAGTGTGGCGCCACCTCGAAGAACACACGGTGGAGCGCGGGATCGGGATGGTGCGGCACGGCCTGTACAAGGGCAGCCGCGACCGGCTCGGTAAGCCGCAGCCCCTCGGCGAACACCCCACCACCGCCGGGTACGTGGGCACCGACACCCGGTCGGGCGTCGACGAGACGGGCGCCATGCCGACCGGCACCACCGGCCTCGCGGTCACGTACTGGCCGAACATGCGCCCCAACCGCGACCGGAAGCGGCGCCCCCTCGGCCGCTCCGACTACGACGGGCAGATTCCGGTGCTCGACGGCCTCGACGAAACGTGGACGTCTTGGATGCGCGATCTGCGGCTCGGCAAGGGCCGCATCATCGTCCCGCACGCGTATCTGCGCAGCCTCGGCCCCGGCAAGGGCGGCTACTTCGACGCCGACCAGGAGGTGTACGCCGCGCTCAGCATGATGCCCAGCACGGACGGTGCGCCACAGATCACGCTCAACCAGTTCGCGATCCGCGTGACCGAGCACGCCGAGACGGCTCGGGCACTGCGGTCCGAGGTGATCCGCGGCGCCGGCTACTCGGCCGCGAGCTTCGGGGACGACTCGGACGGGCCCGCGATGACCGCGACCGAGGCCGCCGCCCGAAGGTCCAGGAGCATGACGACCCGCGGTAAGAAGATCGGCTACGCGACGTCGCCCATCGCCGACTTCCTGGGCGCCCTGCTGGAGATCGACGCCAACGTGTTCCAGTCGGGCGCGAAGCCGCAGCGGCCCACCCTGGAATGGCCCGACGCTGTAGCGCCGGACCCCGAAGCGACCGGCCGCACCCTGCAACTCATCGCCGCGGCCGAGGCCGCCAGTATCCAGACGCGCGTGGAGATCCTGCACCCCGACTGGGACGACTCCGAGGTGCAGGAAGAGGTCGGCCGTATCCGGTCCGAGCAGGCCGGGCCCGTCACCCTCAACGGCCTCGACCCGGCCACGTACCGGCCGGGCGTCGACGACCCGCCGCCCAACGCCCCCGCCGAGGGCGGCGGCCAGGCGCCCGCGGCCGTCGACGAGACGGCGACGGGGGCCGCGGCCGGGGGGTGATGCCGGTGGCTGACGCCGAGGTCATCGAGTCCATCGCCCGCGAGACCGCGGACCTGTACGCCGACGTCGAGCACCGGCTCGTGTCCCTGGTCGCCGAGCGCGCCCGTGCGGGCCTCGCGCAGTCGCGCACGCACGCGAGCCTCCTCGACGACCTCGCGCCGCTGCGCCGCCAGGCCGAACAGGCGTGGGACACGGCCGAGCGGGCGCTACTCGACCGGGCCCGCGACGCCGTGCACCGCGCCGCCGGCGCCGGTTCCGCCGCCGCCGAACGCGAGCTGCGGGGGTTGGCCGCGAACGTGGTCATGCCCACCGCTCGCGGTATCGCCGCGCTCGCCGAGGAACTCGTGACCGGGCTGCGGGCGACCCGCATCCCCGTGCTGCGCGACGTGCAAGACGTGTGGCGCGACGTCGCCGCGCGGGCCGCCGCAGGCTCGATCCTGGGGGCGCAGACGCGCCGCGACGCCACACAGACCGCCATCTCCCGGTGGGTACAGCGCGGCGTCACGGGATTCGTGGACCGCTCCGGGCGGCGGTGGAGGCTCTCCGCGTACGCGGAGATGAGCGTCCGTACGGTCACCGCCCACGCGATGGTGCAGGGCCACATGGACGCCCTGACCGCCAACGGCAAGACCCTCGTCTACGTGTCCGACAGCCCGCGTGAGTGCCCGCTGTGCCGTCCCTGGGAGGGCCAGGTGCTGCGCCTCAACGGCACGCTGGACACCGGCGGCCGGTACGCGCACGCGCTCACCGGCGCCCCCCTCGCCGTGCACGTCGCCGGCACCGTCGCCGACGCGATGGCGGCCGGGCTGCTGCACCCGAACTGCACGCACAGCCTCAGCGCGTATCTGCCCGGGGTGACGCAGCTCGCCCCCGCGAAGTCGGACCCCGAAGGCGCCGACGCGAAAGCCCGGCAACGGGACATTGAGCGGCACCTCAGGGCGTGGAAGACGCGGAAGGCGGCGGCGCTGACCGACCGGGAACGCCGCACCGCGACCCGGCACGTCGACGCGTGGAACGCCGAGCTGCGGCGCCACCTCGACGCCCACGACCTTAAACGGCTGCGCCACCGGGAGCGGCCCGGCGGCGGCAACACGCCGCCCCGCCCCGACCGGCCACGCGACAGCGAACCACCGACCCGCACCCGCAGCGGCCCGCGGCCCGGCGACGTCACCCCCGAACCAGTTGACCGGCTCGACGGCATCGACCTGCACGCCCTGTCGGATGACGAGCTGGCCGAGCTGTTCGGCCGGCACGGCGACGACCCCGACGTCATGCAGCGGCTCGCGGCCGAGATGGACCGCCGCGACACCGAGCAGCAGCAGCCGTCCGGGTTCGGTGGCGGCCCGTACGAACCCACCGCCGACGACGAGGCGATCGACCGCCTGATCGAACGCGGATACGACTGGGACGAGGCGTACGCGCAGGTCCACGGAACATCCGTGGAGGACATGCGCAATCAGGAGCGCGCCGCAGCGGTCGACGTAGACCGCATGGAGGGCGAGACGCGCCGCCAGGCCACCCGCCGGCAGTATGACGACTGGGTGTACACGCAGTACCTCGCGGCCGAGCAGGACACGCGCGGGCACCTGATCACGCAGGCCGCCCAGACGGCGGGTATCGATCCGATCTCGTTGTTCTCCGGGCCTGCGTCGCGCGCGCGAAAATGGGCGTCTGAGGAGTTGAGGCGCTGGTGGCAGGACCATCAGCGGCTGACGTTCGACGAGTGGCAGCACGGCCGCGACCAAGGCCGCGGCGCAGGGCGGGAGTTCGGACTATGAGCGCACCGGGCCGGTTCGCGACGGCCGCGGAGAAACGCGACGCCACAGTGGCGGGCGCGTTCGCCGCGCGCCGCGGACAGCGCCTCGCCACCTGCCCCTACCGCTTGTCTTCGAAGGCGCCCCGCGCGGCAGTGCTCGCGCAGGCGTGGGCGCGCGGATGGCTGTACGCCCGCCCGCCCGCGCGCGGGACCGTCGACTACACCAGTTGACCCGCGGCCCACCGGCCGCACACCAGCTCACACACGCGGGCGCCACCCCAACCGGGGCGGCGCCCAACGCATGTCACCACCACGAGAAGGGCCCCTGCCTGGTGCAGGGGCCCTTTTTTCGTGCCCACCGAGACCCCCAGGAGGGGCCCCAATGCAGGACCAGTACGAGCACATCGAGTCGACGACGCCAGGCGCGATCATCGGCCACACCCGCCGCGGACCGATCTACCTCATCGCCGGCGGGTCCGGCGAGGGCGACGGCGGCGGCGACAACGGCGGCCAGGGCGGCGACGGCGGCAACGCTGGCGGCGCCGAGGGCGGCCAGAGCGGCGCGGACGATCAGTCGACCGGCCAGGGCGGAAGCGCTCAGGGCAACGGAGACGCCCCGGCAGGCCCGGGGGGTACCGGAGGGTCGCAGGGAGCCGCGAACGCCGGGCAGGCGCCGAATGTGGGCGCCGGTTCCGGCAGTGATCAAGGCGCCGGCAAGGACGGTGACGTGGCCAGCCTCCCCGCATGGGCGCAGAAGCTCATCAAGGACACGCGCGCCGAGGCGGGCAACGCCAGGACCACCGCGAAGGCGCAGGCCGCGCAGGTAGCGACCGACGACATCACGCAGAAGCTCGGCAAGGCGCTCGGCATCATCAAGGACGACGAGAAGGCGCCGACGCCTGACGAGCTCGCGAAGCAGCTCGCCGATTCCCAGGCGGACGGCCGGTCCGCGCGCGTCGAGAACGCCGTGTTCCGGGCCGCCATCACGGCCGGGCTCGACGGTGACGCGGTGCTCGACAGCAAGACGTTCGGCAAGCAGTTCGACGGCCTCGACCCGAAGGCCGACGACTTCGCCGAGAAGGTCGCCGCGCTGATCACCAAGGCCGGCGAGAACCCCAAGTTCAAGGCGACCGCCCAGGCGGCGGCGCCCGAAGCACCCGCCCGTACGGGCGGCGAGTTCGCCGGCGGGTCCGGCGACGCCGCACCGAAGGGCGAGCCGTCGATCGATGACCTTGTCGCGGAGCGCACGAAGAAGCGCGACGGTCACCCCTGACCAGCCCAAAGGAGTAGCCCACCGTGGCGAACACCTTCCTCACGCCTTCCGTCATCGCACGCCAGGCCCTCGCGAACCTCTACAGCACAACCGTCATGGCCGCGCTCATGCACCGCGACTACGAACCGGAGTTCGTCGCCCACGTCGGCGACACCGTCACCATCCGCAAGCCCGCCGTTTTCGTCGGCAAGGAGTTCAACCCGTCGGCCGGCATCGAAGTGCAGGACGCGACGGAGACCGGCGTCCCGGTGCAGCTCAACCACTTCGCCGACGTCTCGTTTGCGATCACGGCCAAGCAGCGCACGTTGAATCTCCAGGACTTCAACGAGCAGTTGCTCAACCCGGCGATGGAGGCGATCTCCCAGAAGATCGACAACGACTGCATGACGGTCAGGGACGACGTCACGGCCGAGGTCGGTTCCGCGGCGGTGAACGCGGCCGGTGAGGACTACACCGGCTACAACGGCAACTACCCGTACAGCGACTCCCGCGTGCTGATCCAGGCCGGGAAGACGCTGACCATGGCGAAGGTCTCCACCACGGAGCGGCGCGTCGTGGTCGGCCCGACCACCGCGGCGTTCTGGAAGGCCGAGAAGACGTGGAGGCAGGCCAACAAGCGCGGCAGCACCGAAGGTCTGCTGGAGGCGTCCCTCGGCGACCGGGTGGCCGGGTTCGACCCGTACGAGACCCAGAACATCGGCGAGCCGGCCGGTTCACCGGCCACCGGCGCGCCGACCACTGAGGTCAACCTCGCGTTCCACCGGACCGCGTTTGCGCTGGCTATGCGCCCGCTGGAGCTCCCGTCCGGCGCCGTGAACGCCGTGATCATGAACTACAAGGGGTTCGCGCTCCGTGTGGTCATGGACTACGACATCACGCACAAGCAGGACATCGTCTCCATCGACACCTTGTACGGGATCAAGACCCTCGACGCGAACCGCGCGGTCCTGATCAAGGGCGCGGACGCCGCATGACCTGCGTCTACCGGAACGAGAACACCGGCGACGAGGTGGAGCGGGCCGAGCGATCGGCCCGCCTCGACCACCTGCCCAACTGGCACCTGATCGGCCAGTCCGGCAGCGACGAGGACGCCCCCAACCCTGAGCCCTCCCCCGAGGGCGAGCAGGGCGACCACGGCCAGGAGGACGCGCCCGCCGAGCTCAGCGACGCGGCCCCCGTCGTGGACGTCGAGCCGGACACGGCCACAGGCGACGCCGAGCCGGTCGAGGAGACCAAGCCCGCGCCGCGCCGCAGCAACCGCAGCAAGAGCACGAAGGAGTAGCCGTGCCCAGGTACGAACACGTGAAGCGCGGGACGGTCGCCGAGGTCTCGGTGACCGTGCCCGGATCCGTCGAGGATAGGCGGCTTGCCGCCGCCGCGGCGGACCAGAAGTCGGGCTGGCGGGTCGCGAAGCCGATGCCCGGCGATCGGGTCGCGAAGGACAAGGACCCCGAGCTGGAGCCCGACGCCGCACCGGTGGGCGGCTGACCGGTGGCGACGCCGGTCTACGCGACGGCCGCCGACCTGACCGCCTACCTCGCGCCCGAGGCCGTGCCGGACGGGGCCGCGGAGCGTCTACGGGATGCGTCCCGTGACATCTCCGTGGCCCTCCGCCTCGCGACCTATGACGTCGACGCCGCGGGGGCGCCGACCGAGCCGTACGTCATCGAGGCGTGCCGGGACGCCGCCTGCGAGCAGGCGCTCTACCTCGCGGACGTCGACGACCGTACGGGCGCCGGCGGACGGCTCGCCTCGGCGAGCCTCGACGGCGCCTCGTACACGTACAGCTCGGCGGCGCAGGCCGCCGCCGCATCCGGGCAGATCGAGATCGGTCCCCGCGCGCTCCAAGCCCTGACCCTCGCGGGCGTGACGCCCGCCGACCCTTGGAACCTGTAATGGCGCAGCTACCGCGGCGGATGATGCCGCACCACATCACCGTCAAGCCCTACCTGGGGGAGGACGCCCGCGGCCCCGTCTACGGGCCGCCCGTGTCCGTCCGCTGCTCCCTGCGCTCGAAGCGGCGCATGGTGCGCGACCAGACCGGCGCCGAGGTCGTGTCGGAGGGCCTCGCCTCGGCGGCTCCGGACGCCGCCACGGTGGCGGTCGCCCGATCCCTGGTCACCCTCCCGGACGGCCGCGAAACGTCCGTCCTGGTGTGCAAGCCGAACGACGACGGCGGCGCCGGCGCGTGGCAGCACACCAAGATTTTCCTTGCCTGACCGGCCGCTTCTCGGGGGGTGGTCGCCATGCCCCGCACCACCGTACGGAAGTACTGCCGTCTCGACTCGTCCGTGGACCTGGCCAGCGTGCGGGAGGTGGCCGGCGCGATCGCCGGTCTCATCGACGCGACCGAGCTCCTGCTCGGAGAGTCCCGCAAGCGTGTCCCCATCGAAGAGGGCACGCTCGAACGCTCCGGGCAGGCCAGCGTGGACGAGGGCTCACTCGTGGGGGCCGTGTCGTACGGCACCCCGTACGGCGTCTACCAGCACGAACGCCTTGACCTGCGGCACGACCAGGGCCGCACCGCGAAGTACCTGGAAGGGCCCGCCGTCGAGCAGGCGCCGGTCATGGCGGCGCTCATGCGGGCGGCGCTGCGCCGCGCGCTGGAAGGCGGCCCGGGGTGACCGCGCCCGCGCCGGGGTGGCTGGACGGCATCGCCCGCTACCTCGCCGCGCAGGTCGCCGGACTGGCCTATCGGACGGACGGCACCCCGTACGGCGTCGACGAGACCGGGATCTCCCTGTGGGCGATCCCGGCCTCCCCCGACACGTGCATGGTCCTCACCCCGTACGGCGGGCCCGCCCCCGACACGAAGCTCGGCTACAACACGCCGCGGCTACAGGCCCGGTTCCGTGGCCCGCCGGGCGACCCGGACACCCCCGCGCAGCTCGACGTCGACGTGTTCGACGTCTTGCAGGGGCTCGGCCCGGTCACCCTGCCCGGCGGCGTACGGCTCATCTCGTGCGAGGCGCTACAGGCCGACCCCGGCTATCTGGGCCAGGACGGCAACCGGCGCCACGAACTCACCCGGAATTACCAGCTAGAACACCGCGCCATCACGGCGCACCGTCAATAGGAGGTACCCGCCGTGGCGGTGGAGAAGTACAACGCGAGGGACTGCACGTTCCAGATCAGCGATGGCGCCCCGACGACCCCCGCGTGGGTGGAGATCGGCGGCCTGACGAAGTTCGCTCCCAAGCGGGGCGAGAACGAGGAGACGGCCGATACCACGACTTTCGCGTCTGGCGGCCAGTACGAGCAGGAGGTCATGCAGAGGGGCTCCTCGTTGGACATCGAGGGTTTCCGTCTGCTCGACCCGACGACCGGCACCGGTGACCCGGGGCAGGCACTCGTTGAGGCCCTGGCCGCGCAGGTCGGGAACGCGAGCCTCGGGCAGATCCGGTTCAAGGCACCCGGTGACACGAACTGGGAGATGTGGACCTGCACCGCCTCGATCGGGGACGAGGGCGGCGAGAACAACGACAAGTCCGCGTGGGCGGCGACGTTCACCCGCTCCGGCGCGGCGGACTCCGCGGCGGTGACGCCGTGACCGCGGACAGCCCCCGCGACCTCGACGACGACGAGGTGTACGACGACGACCCGTACGAGGACGACGCCGACGATCAGGAGGACGAGGGCGACGCGTACGACTTCGACGCGTGGCGCGCCTCGGAGGCGGCACGGCGGGCGGCCGAGGACCGGCCCCGCACCGTCCGCCTGTTCGGGCGCAGCGTGCCCGTACCCACGTCTGTGCCCCTCGGCGTCGCGATGCACGGCGGGAAGTCCGCGGACGATGACAAGGCCGTACGCGCCTCCGTGGCGGCCCTGTACGGCGCCGACGCCCTCACCCACTGGGCGGAGAACGGCGCCACCCTCGACGACCTACAGGTGCTGTTGGCGTGGGGGATGGCCGTCGCCGCCGGGCGCGAGGTGTCATTCGAGCGCGCGGTCGAGCTGCTCGCCGAGGCCAAGGAGAAGGAAGCGGCGGGAAAAGCTCGAGCGCGGCCGAAGACCCGCCGGCGTGGCAGGTAGCCCGCAGGCACTGGGGGCTGGTCGTCGCGGACTTCCGCCGCGAGTACGGCATCACGGCCCGGGAGCTGTTCATGCTGGACGTGAACGAGTTCATGGCGCTACTCGGCGGTCTGTCCGCCGAGTCGCGATTCGCGCAGGCGTACGAGCACGCCGAGGTCGTCGTTGACGACCCCGGGCAGGTGGCCCGCGCCCTGCACTCCTCCTGAACCACCCGGTGGGCGCCGCCGCGACTGGCGGCGGCACCCACTAACAACTGCATAGCGGGCCGCGCGGCCCACCCGAGGGGGGTGGCCGCCGTGTCGCTGAAGATCGCCGATCTCGTTGCGTACATCACCGCTGATGACAAGGGATTCAAGACCGGCATGTCCGACGCTGAGGCGCGGATGCGGGGGTTCCAGCGCGACACGGACGGGCGTCTCCGCGACATGCGCGGCCGGTTCGTCAAGGAAGGCAAGGCCGCAGGTCAGGGCTTCACCGCGGGACTCGGGCCGGTCATGCCTGCGCTCGCCCACTTCCGGGTGCTGGTCACCGGCGGATCCGCCGCGATGTCCGTCATGGCGAAGACGGCGAAGGTCACGGCCATCACGCTCGGCATTCTCGGCGTCGCCGGCGCCGCCGCAGCGGGCGGCCTCGGCGTCGCGATGGCCGGCGTGTCCCTGGCAATCGCGGGCGTCGGCATCATCGCCGCGGCCACGTCGAAGCAGGTCAAGAACGCGTTTTCGTCGCTCGGCAAGGACCTGAAATCGCAGCTCCAGGCCGCGGCGGCACCGTTCCAGCCCGTGCTGCTGCACATCGCACAGCAGGTCCGCGGCCTGTTCGCCACCCTCAAGCCCGCCATCGCGCAGAGCTTCCAGACCCTCGCCCCGGTGGTCGGCGGGTTCGCCACGCAGCTCATCGGCGCGCTGCGCCCCTTCCTGCAATCGCTCATGGGGATCGGGCAGGCCATGGGCCCGTTGGTGACCGAGCTCGGGTCGGCGCTCGGGCCCCTGCTCATGGGCATCGCCCACATGCTGGAACCCATCGTGGGCGCGTTCTTGCAGGTCCACGGCGCCGTCTTCGCGCTGATCGCGGGCGTTGGGCAGTTGGTGGCCGCGCTCGGGCCGCTCCTCGCCGGCCTCGTACGGCTCGGCGCCCCGATCATCGGGCCCCTGCTCGGCCTCCTGACGCAGGTCGTCAAGACCCTGACGGCGGGCCTCGGCCCGGCGTTTACGCAGCTCGGCCCGATCATCGCCGACATCCTCGGGTTCTTCACCCGCGCAGTCGCCGGGCTACAGCCCGCCATCGCCGCGTTCGGGCACCTCGCGGTCGTGCTCGGCACGGCGTTCGGGAACGCGCTCGCGGTGGTGCTGCCCGTCCTGGTCCAGGTGATCAACGCTCTCGCCGGGCCGCTCGCGCAGGTGCTCGGCATCGCCGGGACCGCGTTCGCGCAGCTCATGACCGCGATCGCTCCCCTGCTGCCCCCGATCGCGCAGCTCGTGGCGCAGGTCGTCGGCGCGCTGGTCCCCGCGATCCGGCCGCTCATCCCGATCGTGGCGCAGCTCGCCGGCACCCTCGGCGGGATCCTGGTCGCGGCGCTGCGGATCATCGTCACCGCGATAACGCCGCTGCTGCCCGTCTTCTCGCAGCTCGTGGCAACGATCGGCACGGCGCTGCTGACCGCGATACGGCAGGTAGCGCCGTCGCTGCTGTCTATCGTGACCGCGTTCGCCGGCCTCATCCCGGTGATCACTCCCCTGATTCCGCCGCTCGGGCAGATCGTGTCCGCGCTGCTGCCCGTCCTGGTCGCCCTGATCCGGTCGATGGCGCCCACGATCGTGCAGCTCGTTGGCCTCTTCGGGCAGTTGCTCACGTCGCTGGTGCCGCTCATGCCGGCGATCGCACAGTTGATCACGGCGATTGCGCCGCTGCTCGTCATGGTGGTGCAGGCACAGACCCGGTTCGCCGCACTGATCATGAAGGCGATCGTGCCCCTGATCACGGCGTTCATCAGGTTCCAGACCACGATCATGGGTGGGGTCGCGATCGCGATCCGGTGGGTCGCGGCGCACGTCGCGCCCGCGTTCCAGTCGGCGAAGCGCGGCGTGCAGAACGCGGTCAACGGCGTCATCTCGGTGGTCGGCTGGTTCGGGTCGCTGCCGGGGAAGATGTCCGCGTGGATCGGCCGTACGAAGGACGCGGCCGTGTCCCGGTTCAACGCCATGGTGTCGTGGGTGCGGGGACTCCCCGGGAAGATCCTTTCCGGTCTCGGGCGGCTCGGGACGCTCCTGGTCAACGCTGGCCGTGACCTGATTCAGGGCCTCATCAACGGCGTGAAGGCCATGGCGTCGAGCATCGCGTCGACGGCGCGGAACGTGGTCGCCGGCGCGGTGTCGTCGGCGAAGAAGGCGCTGGGGATCCACTCCCCCAGCAAGGTGTTCAAGTCCATCGGCAAGTACGTGGGCATCGGGTTCATCGACGGCATGACCGGCACACAGGCCGCGATCAAGTCGAAGTCCACGCAGCTCGCGAAGCTGGTCCGCGACTCGTTCAAGGGCGAGGCGGAAAAGTACCTGCTCAAACAGGTTGCGGCCACGAACAGCAAGCTGCAATCCCTGGCGAAGCAGCGCGACAGCATCGCGGCGAAGATCAAGACCGCAACCGACTTCGCCACGAGCACGACGCAGAACGCGCAGCAGTTCGCCGGCCTGACGAACCTCGGCACGATCAACGACGCGGGGGACATCAAGACGGGCCTCACACAGCGGCTGGGGCAGCTCAAAGGGTTCGCGGCCACCATCAAAAAGCTAGTCGGGATGGGCGTCTCCAAGAGCCTGCTGCAGCAGATCATCGCGGCCGGCCCCGACCAGGGCGGCGCCCTCGCCGACGCGCTCGTACACGCCGACAAGGCAACGTTCGCGACGATCAACCAGACACAGAAGCAGATCGACGCGACGGCCAAGGCCCTCGGCAACGCGTCCGCGGACGCCCTGTACGACTCGGGGAAGCACGCCGCGGACGGGTTCCTGACCGGCCTGAAAGCGTCCGAGAACGCGATCGACGCGCAGATGCGGAAGGCCGCGCAGACGCTGGCGAACGCGATCAAGGCCGCGATCAAGCGGAACACCACCGTGAGCCTTCCCGCGAAGGGCAACGCGGCCGGGTCCGCGATCAAGGGCACCCTGTCGAACGGCGTGCACGTCGCGAACGTGAACGTCGTCAGCGCCGGTTCCACGTTCAGCACACGCCAGGTGGCGGCCGATCTGGCGTGGCACCTGTGACCGGCCAGCGCGGGCGGGGGTGGTGACGTGGGAATCCCCGCCGTACCGCCCCCGCCCGCGCCGCCCACCATCCCCGCGCCGCTCACCGGCGACCCGGTGCTCGACGGGGAAGCGTCGGTGCGGGGGCTGGTCATGTCCCCGTACGCGGCGCGCGGCCCCGTGCGGCTCCTCAGGTTCAACCCGTACGGCGTGCGCGCCGTACGGGAGACCGACGAGGACAAGCCGGGGATGCACGGCTCCTACACCGGCCCCGACTACCTGCCGTCCCTGCAAATCCCCATGTCGCTGCGGGTATCCGTGGGGAGCATGGCGGGCGCCGTCGCGCTGCTCACGCAGGTGGTCGACGCGTTCGCGCCGCTCGCCGGCGCGGATGACGAGACAACGCCGCTGCTGTGGCGCATGGACGGCCGCCTGTGGCTGCGGTGGGTCAAGCCGCGGCTCCTCGACCCGGACACGTCGCGCATCGGCGCGGGCGCGTGGACGGCCGACGGGGGCGTGACCGCGCCGGATCCCCTGTACTACCTGGCCGAGCCCGTCAACGCCCCCACGCTGTCCCTGGCGGCCCCGGACGGGGTACCGGTGCCGCTCGACGTCCCGGTCGTGCTGCCGCCCCGTACGGGCATCGACACAGCCACCATCACCAACGAAGGCACCCAACCCGCCCCGCTCCTGCTGACGCTGCGCGGGCCGGGCCGCGGGCTCGGCGCCCAGATCGACGGCACGGCCATCTGGTGGGACCTCGAACTCGCAGACGGCGACGTGCTGCTCGTGGACACGGACGCCGGTACGGCGCTGCTCAACGGCAGCGCCTACCGCGCCCCCGCCCCCGGCTCGGCCGTCACGAGCCTGTTCCGACTGCCGCGCGGGGCGCACACGCTGCGGATGCTCGGCACCCCCACCACCACCGCGAGGCCGCCGACGCTCGACGTGCAGTGGCGGCACACCTACCTGTAAGGGGGCCTCACCATGGCAAACACGGTCACAGCGGCCCCGCCGGTCTTCGCGGACGGGTTCACGTACGCGGGCGCGGTGCTGCGCCGGCACCTCCTCGGCGCGGTGTTCCCGTCCGCCGGGCGGGTGCGCGGCACCGACCCGGGGGCGCTCCCCACCCCGGACATGCGGGTACGGCTCCCCGCGGGCCTGTACCTGGTCGACGACGGGCAAGGCGGCTACTACCCGGTCGAGTGCGAGACGCAAACGGACCTGGACATTGCGGCGTCCTCGGCGACGTTCAGCCGTAAGGACCTGCTAATCGCCGAGGTCGTCGACAACGGCACCGCGGACACGACCCTGTACCGGTTCCGGATCCTGACCGGCACCCCCGCAGGCTCGCCGTCCGCGCCGGCGCTTCCGCCCACCGACCAGCCGACCGGCCGCGCGCTCGCCGTCTTGGAGATCACGGTCCGCCCCAACGCCGAGAGCAACGGCAAGATCCGCGCGGAGGACTGCAAGGTGGTGGCGCCGTGGGCGGCCACCACACCGCGGCCCGTACGGTCCCGGCAGATCGCCGACGCCGGCAACACGGACTTCGGTGTCGCGTCCACCTGGTCGGACTTCTCCGCCGCGAAGTGGCCGGCCATCACGTTCGTCGCGCCCCGCTCCGGCCAGGTGTGGATCACGGTCTCGGCGAACGTGGACCAGCTCAACACCACGTCCGCGTCAGCGTGGGCGGGGTGGAGGATCTCCGGCACCGGCGTCTCCTACGACGCGACCGACCGGCAAGGCGTCTCGGCGAAGGCGGGCCGTACGTACGCGTCGAAGCGCGTCCTGGTCGACGTCCCGCCCGGCGTGACCGTGACCGTCACCCCGCAGTGGTGGGTTTCGAGCTCGGGCGCCACGACCACCATCACGGATGGTGAGCTGGACGTCGAGCCCGTCGCATGACGACGTACCGGTACCCCACGTACGACCTCCTGTCCGGCGCCGAGGTCGCCGAGCACCTGCCGCTGACGGTGGAGGACTTCACGCGGTCACTGTCCGAGGCGGGCGGCATCTCCGCGTCCCTGCCCATGCGCGACCCTAAGGTGCGGCAGCTCAACCCGCGCGGCGCCACCACCCCGCGCCGCACCCTCCTGCGCGCGCTCCGGGATGACGTGCCGGTGTGGGAAGGGATCATCTGGACGCGCCGGTACACCGCGAGCGACGGCAAGCTCGTGCTCGGCGCGACCGAGATCCGCGACTACTTCTCCCACCGCATCCTGCGGGCCCTCGACCCGGCCACGCCCCGCACGCTGACGTTCGAGCAGGTCGACCAGCTCGCCGTGTTCCGCGCGCTCATCGCCGACATGCAGGCCGTGCAGTTCGGCGGCCTCATGCCCGGGAACCTCGCCATCGAGCTCGGCGCCGAGACGTCCGGGGTGCTGATCGACCGCAAGGACACGATCGACGACAAGCAGGCGTACCACGGCTACGAAATGCGCCCGTACGCCGATCTCCTCGACGAACTCGCCAACGCCGACGACGGTTTCGAATGGCGCATCGACCCGTACGAGGGCCCGAACCGTGAACCCCGGCGGCGGCTTGTGCTCGGGTATCCGCGGCTCGGCCGCGACCCCGGCCCGGACTGCACCACGCTGGAGTACCCGGGCGCCGTCACCGACTACAGCTACGACGAGGACGGCACGAACAGCGCTGACGTGCTCGTGGCGCTCGGCGCGGGCGAAGAGCAGGCCATGCGCTGGTCGGCCGCGACCGACGTCGACGCGCTCGTAGGCGGGTGGCCGCTCCTCGAAACCACCACGGACCACAAGTCCATCAGCGTGCAGGCCGACTTGGATCGGCTCGCCGCGGGGGACCTGGCCACCGTGAGCGGCGACGTCGTGATCACGTCCCTGACCGTACGCGGCCGCCCGGATGTTGAGCCGGGGGACTGGGTCCGCACCCGCATCTTCGACCGGGCCCTGTCCGATGAGGTCGTGGACCGGTACGTGCGTGCCCTGTCCGTGAAGACGGCGCCGGGCCCGCCGGAGCGGACCACGATCGCCGTCGAGGACGCGAGGGGGTGACGTGGGTAACCAGAACGTGCCCCGCGACGAGAACACGCTCAAACGCCGTCTGGCCGCGCTGGAGAAGGCCGTGCAGCGGCTACAGACCACCCCCCGCGCAGGCAAGACGTCGATCAGCGGCGGCCGGTTCGAGATCCTCGACGGCGGCACCCTCGCCGTCGTCGACGCCGCCGGGCACACGCTCCTCACCGCGGGCATCGTCACCGCGGGCGGCGCCGTGGGGATCGCCCTGCGCGACACCGCCGGCAACCTGCTGCTGTCCACGGACTGGGGGAGCGGCGATGGTACCGGCCTCGGCTGGCCCGCCATCCCCTACACCCCCACCGACTTCGACACGTTCAAGCAGGTCAACGGCACCGATTGGGCGTCGGTGATGGGTGCTCAGGCACCCCGGCAGCACAACCAGATCCGGACGTCCGCGTACGCGTACTGCGACGCCGGCACCACCGGCGACCTGAGGATCGAGGCGACCGCGGACGGCGGCGCCACCTGGTCAGTGGTCGGCGGCCCGTGGCCCGTGACCGCCACCGGCACGACGCTGATCGAGACGTGCCCCCTGCCCGCGGGCGCGTGGGGCTCCCTGTCCGGCATGGCCCTGGAAGCGCGCCGTACGGGCGGCACCGGGAACGTCTACATTCAGCCGTACTCCGTGGTCGGCGTGCCCTCAGCGGGCACCCTGTGATCGCCGCCGCCATCGAGGGCGCGGCCGGTGTGCTCGGCGTTCCCGCTTCCGTGCTCACGGTCGGCGGGCTCCTCGGCCTGGCCGTGCTGCTTGTCCTGACCGGCCGCCTCGTGCCGCGCCGGACCCTCGTCGACAAGATCGCCGAGGCGGAGCGGTGGCGCGAGGCGTACGAGCACGCGGAGGAGGCGCGCGCCGAGCAGGCCGAGCAGATCGGGGAACTCGTCGAGCTGGCGCGCACCACGCACGCGGCGATTGCTTCGCTGCCTCGGAGGCGATCCGATGACGTGGCGACGTAGACGCCGGCGCCCGGAGGGCCTGGTCGAGGCGGAGCAGGCCGTACAACACTCCGCGGAGCGGCTGAGGGAGACGCGCGCGGCGACCCCACCGATACGCGCGATCGCCGCCGAGCTGCGCGCCATGCGCGCCCGGAACCACTTTGCCGAACGCGTCAGGGCCGCGTTGGAGGGGGAGACGTGAATGTCCTGATCAGCGCCCTGATATGGGCGTCGACGGTCGGCGCTTGGGTGTTCGTGCTCGGGTACGGCGTCCTCGCGCCGTGGTGGCGGTCCGACGTCGGTCGGCACCTGTGGACGTGGGGCCTCATGGTCGCGCTCTTGCTCACGATGATCGTGGTCACGCAGCTACTCGGCCGGGACTACGCCGGGCGGGAAGGTGTGCGCGTGGCCGCGTACAGCCTGCTTACGGTCATGATCTGGCGGCACGTCGCGCTCCTCGCCCGGCTACAGCTACGCCGCCGCACCCGCGGCCGGCACGACCAGACGGAAGGCGGCGGATGATGCTGCACGGTATCGACGTGTCGAACTGGCAAGGCTCCCTGAACTGGGGGAGCCTCAAGAGCAAGTACGGCCTGGCGTTCGGGATCACGAAGGTGTCCGAGGGCACGACCTACACCGACCCGTTCGGGCGCGGCAACCTCGCCGGCATGAAGGCGAACGGCCTGGTACGGGGTGTGTACCACTTCGCCCGCCCCGGGAACTCCGTGAATCAGGAGGCCGACCACTTCGTGTCCTGCGCGCGCGCGGCCGGATGGCAGCGCGGCGACCTCGTGGCGCTGGACATCGAGACCAACGACGGCCGCACACCCGCGCAGGTGGCGTCCTGGTGCCTCGCCTGGTGCCGCCGCGTAGAGGCGGCCCTCGGCGTCCGCCCGATCGTGTACACGTTCCTGTCGTACGCGCGAGGCGGCTACTGCGCCGGGCTCGGCGCCTACCCGCTGTGGATCGCGGACCCGTCGGCCACGGCCGGTAAGCCGCGCGTACCCACGGGCCCGTGGTCGAAGTGGGCGTTCCACCAGTACAGCGACAGCCCGTACGACCTCGACCTTTTCAACGGCGACACGACCGCGCTGCGCGCGCTCGCGGTCGGCGCCGCAGCCCCCGACATCCAGGAGGACGACGACATGGGCACGCTCATGAACATCGACCGGTCTCCGGCCGCGAAGGTGATCCACTGCCCCGCGGGGGAGTGGACGAACCTGCGGTTCGACCGGCAGTGGCAGCCCGCCGTGAAGGGCGACAAGCGCGGCGGTGACTGGGCCGTCATCCTCGGCAACGCCACGCACGCGTTCAACCTCGCCGGCGACGCGATCGCACACCTGTCCGGGCAGGTGTCCGGGCAGCTCCGCACCGCGCAGTACGTCGCGGACCCGTACAAGCTGCACGAGGCCAACCCCACCGTGTCGTTCTCCGGCTCCGCGCCGCAGCTCGCGGTACACGCCAGCGTCGCGAAGGGCTGCCACCGGTACGTGCAGATCCGCCCCGACGTCCCGGTCGACGTCCTGTACTGCGCGTTCATGGGGTTCTACCAGCAGCGATAACCCGCCGCAGGGACCCAATCCTCGAGGATTTCCCCCGCAAGGCGCGGGGGTTTTCGCATGTCAGGAGACCGTTACGTGATTCCCCCGCACATGATCAAGGCGATCGAGCAGCACGCCGAGGCGCACGGCGACCACGAGCGTGCCGCGCAGGCCCGCGCCACGCTGGCCGTGACGCACGCGCACCGCGAGCAGCGCCGCCACACCCCGCCCCGCGGCGACGCCGGATGCGGCGTGCTCGCCGAGCTGCGCGCGTTCGAGGCGTGGGTCCTCGCCGAGCTGGCGAAGCTGGTCGACCTCATCACCGGCCAGGACGGCGACGGCGGCGGTTCGCCGGCGCCCACCGACCCCGGCACCCCGAGCCAGCCGGGCACCCCGAACCGGTCCATCCTGGACGGTGAGGGCGACGAGGACAGCGCAGACGACACCCTCGTCCGCGCCGAGGGCGCCCCCGCCGTGACCGACGCCTCGGTGAACAACGCGTACGACGGGCTCGGCGACGTGTTCGGCTACTACGAGCAGGTGCACGGCCGCGACTCCCTCGACGGGAAGGGTCTACCGCTGGTCGGCGTCGTCCACTACGGCCAGGCGTACGACAACGCGTTTTGGGACGGCCAGGCGATGCGGTTCGGCGACGGCGACGGGCAGGTGTTCGGCGACTTCACGGGGTGCCTCGACGTCATCGGGCACGAGCTGACGCACGGCGTCACGCAGTACACGGCCAACCTCGACTACCAGGGGCAGAGCGGCGCACTCAACGAACACATCTCGGACGTGTTCGGGATCCTGGTCAAGCAGTACCGGGCAGGTCAGGCCGCGGCCGACGCGGATTGGCTGATCGGTGAGGGCCTGCTCGCCGAGGGTGTGAAGGGCCGGGCGCTGCGCGACATGCTGCACCCCGGTACGGCGTACGACGACCCGCAGCTCGGCGTCGACCCGCAGCCCGCCGACATGGCGCACTACGTGGACACGGCCGAGGACGACGGCGGCGTGCACATCAACTCCGGCATCCCGAACCGCGCGTTCGCGCTCGCCGCGACCGCGCTCGGCGGGCACGCGTGGGAAACGGTCGGGCCCGTCTGGTACAGCGTGCTGACCGGCGGCCACCTTCCCACCTCCTGCGACTTCGCGGCCTTCGCCGCCGCGACCCGTACCGCTGCCGCGGCCGTGTCGCCCGAGGTCGCCGCGGCCGTCGACCAGGCGTGGACCACGGTCGGCCTCTGAACACCGCGCGCGCCCGCGCGGACGCACCCCACCCCGCACTTCGGCCCCGGCAGCGTGCCGGGGTTTCCCCATTTCAGGAGACACGCACATGCTCACTTCCATCGTTCGTACCGTCGTCCCGATGATCGTCGGCGTCGTGATCGTCCTCGCGGCCCGCGCCGGCCTGCACATCACCGGCGACACCTCGGTCACGGAGGTCGTCACCCTCGGCGTCTCGTCCGTCTACTACCTGGCCGTGCGGCTGCTGGAGAAGGTGCGCCCGTACTTCGGGTGGCTGCTCGGCAAGGCTTCCCAGCCGGTGTACGTCGCGGCCCGCCGCAACACCGCCCGCTGATGGCCCGCCGCTACGACCGGGGGGCGTGGCGGGCAGAGGACAGCGCGGGCAACGTGATCGCCGGCGCTGAGGCCACCTGTTGGGCCGCCCTGACGGGCGGCTCGCAGGCGGCCAACCTCGCCCGCATCACCGCCGATGGCGGGATCGGCGAGCCGATCCCCGGCGGCGTGCTCGTGGCCGACGCCTGGGGGTACATCGACGGTTTCTGGGACCTGGCCGACACCCCGGACCTGTACATCATCGGCGCCACGTCGGGCGTGATCCCAGGCGTTCAGCGCGTCCACCTGGAACCGACCGACCTTGACGACCAGCTCGCCCCGCTGCCCGGCCAGATCGCCGGCGCCGCGGCCCGCCTCGACGCGATCGACGCCGCGACGGGCGCACCCGGCGGGTACGCGACCCTCGACGCCGAGGGGCTGCTCGTGGCCGCGCAGCGCCCACCCGCCGAGGGTGGGGGAGACGGCGGTGGCGGCCCGGTCATCCTCGCCCGCGTGGATGAGCTCCCGAACCCGTACTACGTCGGCCACCGCGGCAGCGGCGCGTTCCTCGCCCCGGAGGGCACCCCCGAGTCGTACCGCGTCGGGTACCTGCTCGGCTTGGACGCGCTCGAAATCGACGTGTTCGTGGCCGCGGACGGCTCCCTGATCTGCATGCACGACACGACCGTGGACCGCACCACCACCGCCACCGGCAGCTCCAGCGAATACAGCGCCGCAGCGTTCGCGCGGCTGGTCGTCGACGCCGCGACGTGGTTCGGCGGCGGGCAGCCGGACACGCGCCCGGTCACCCTGCGGGAGATGCTCGACCAGTACGGCGGGCGCGTCGTGCTGCTCCTCCACGTCCACGACCCCGCGTCGACCGCGGGCGCGATCACGGAGGTGCAGCGCCGGCAGCTCGACGCGTCGTGCATCTTCCAGACTTTCGACCGTTCCGACGCGTTGAGCGTCGTGGCGGCCGGCCTCCACGCGCAGCTCCTGATCGGCACGGAGGCGCAGGCCACCGCGGCGCCGCCCGCTCAGGTCATCACGGACGGCATCGAGCGCGTGTCGATCGCGGGCTCGGGCGCCGTCTCCAACGCCACGATTTCCGGGTACATCACGGCGGGGGTCACGACCGGCGTGTACGACGTGTCCCGCCAGTACCAGCACGCCAACGCCCTCACGCTCGGCGTACGGATGGTGGACGGCGACGACTCGATCTACGCGCGGGCCGCGACCGGCCGGTACCGGCGCACCACGGACCCCTGGCGGTTCGGCGCCGGCTACTACCACGGCCACCAAACCAACCTCACGAGCGCCGCCGCCGTCAGCCCCGCCGAGCGCGGTTTCATCGGCCGCGGCCCGATCCCATGGACCACGCCGACCATGCTGAACTCGTGGACGGCATTCGGGTCCGGGTGGCAGGCGCAGGGCTACCGGCGCGGCCAGGACGGGCGCGTGTACCTGCGTGGCGTCATCGCCAACGGCGCCGCCGGGAACGCCGCGTTCACCATCCCCGCGTGGGTGGGGCGACCGCCGAACAACTACAACTCCGCGTCCATCGCGTCGGGTAGCAACCCGCCGTCTCTGTGCCGTCTCCAGATCTCGACCAGCGGCGACGTGACCCCGCAGAACGCGGTGGGCACCTTCGCGTCGATCGATACAGCATTCGAGCCGGTCGACGACCCGATCAAGGGGGTGTCCGTACTGCCCGGCTCGACGCCGTGGCTTCTGCTCTGCGGGTGGGCGTGCCCGCTGGCGGCCCCGACCGGGTACACGTTCACGTTCTCCGCCCGTTGGGACACGCTGGGGGCGTCCGCGACCAGGTGGGCCGGGGCGTACTTCTCCGCGCTGCGCGACCACCCGTACGACGACACGGCCACCGACACCCTCAACTCCGGGTACTCGGTGATCTTGCGGCAGAACGGGTCGCTGGAGCTGTACCGCAAGGACCCCGGCGTGACCACCCAGCTCGGCGCGTCCGTCGCGACGCCCGCGATCACCGCGGGGACGGACACGCAGATTCGGGTCACCATCTCCGGCAGCTCGATCACCGTGACCCGGGTCGACGCTGTGACGCCGAACTCGATCACCGCCACCGACAGCACGTACCGCGGCCCGTACGTCTACGTCGGCCGCCACGCCACGTCCGCGGCGCTCGGCCCCGGCATCACGTTCCACGACGCGTCGATCACGTGACGACCGCGGGCGGGCGCTCCGGGGCGGCCACGATGAGCTCCGGGTCGTACGGGTACCAGGCGTCCATCCGGCCGCCCCGCACCTGATCGGCGCGGTAGTCCAGGAGACACGCCCAGGTACGGCCGCCGTCATTGGAGTGCCACGACCGGAGAACCGCCCACGTCCACCCCTCAATGAGGTACGCGGCGACCAGCCGCCACGTGTCCTTGTGCAGAGAGTCCGCCCCCCACTTGGGGGTGCGCACGGGCCGTAGATGCTCCATTCCCCGAACGATAGAACGCCCCCGCCGCCCCCTCCATGTGAGGGGCGGCGGGGGCGCTTCTTCGCGTCTGGTCAGCGAATCTTGTACGTCGTGCGCCGCTTGCGGGGCATGATCTCGCGGGCGATCCACCACGGCACCCACACGAGCAGCCACAGCCCGCCCGTGCAGAGCGTCAGCACCAGGTGCACGGAGTTGGCGATGCCGCCGAGGCCGCGCCGCTTCTCCACCGCGACCACCCGCCGCGGCATCGACGCCGCCGGCGGGTGCTGGGGGAGGGGCGCGAGCCCGCGCGGGGGCGGCCCGTACGGCACCTGCGGGCGCGGCCCGTACGCGCCTCCCGGCGGCGGGTACGGGCCGGTCTGGGGTGGCGCCCCGTACGGCAGGGTCGGCGGGTACGGCGGGCGCGGCTGCTCATGCATGGTGGGGGTCCCTCCCGTGGGTGCTGATCGGGAGTTTCGCACCGCCCGCACCCGCGCGAGGGCCCGCGTACGCGCGTGGCCGCCCCTGGCCAGGTCGTGAACCGGGGGCGGCCATCGCGCGTCACGCGCCGGAAAGTGCCGACAATTTGTCGGCAAAACCGGCTCCTACCTGGGGTTTTCCACCTCGTCGGCGAGCTCGCGGAGCCGCGCGGCCACCTCGTGCCGCTGCTCGGGCGACTCGGCCGTACGCACTTCCCGGGTGATCGCGCGCAGGCCCTTGACCCACGTCCGCACCTCGGGCGGCGCGGCGGGCGTCCGCTGCGGCTCGCTGCGGAGGTACTCCTTGATCCGCTTCACGACGTCGGTCTTCCGCCACCGGTCGGGCAGCACGCCGACAACGCCGCGTACAACTCCGGCCGTGACCTTCGGCGCCTCGCCTGCGATCGTCTCGTACACGAGGGCGGCGGCGTCGTTGCCGTGCTCGGCCGCGACGGGAAGCAGCTCGCGTACGTGCGACTCGCTGACCCCGGGAGCGGTTTCGAGGAGACGCGCGCCGACACGCCACGCGCGGATGAACTGCTCGGCGCGGTCCCTCCCGAATCCGAATCTGGTCTGCGTGAACTCCTCAAACGCTTTGTGTTCGCCGCGGTACACCTTCGACTTCTGCTCGTATTCGAGCGCGCGGCCCATCATCACGAACCCGCGTATCCCCGACTCGATCGCCGCCACGCACAGTGCATGGGCCGCAAGCTCCTGTTCGGACGGCTCGGCGGGCAGGTCCGTGAGCTCATGCTCCGGCGGTTCGGGAAGGTCGGCGAGAGTGAGCGGCGTCGGCTTCCGCCACTCCGCGTCGGCGTACGGGGATACCGCCGGGGTGTGCTCCTCACCGTCGAGGAGGACGTTGCCGCCGCCGATGGTGGCCTTTGCCGTGGGGCGCGGTGGGCGCCGCTTCGGTGGTGTGCTCATGCTGCTACCTCGTATTCCGCTACCAGCTCGCCCCCGACGTCTTGGAACTCGGCGAGGTCGTCGATGGGGTTCGTCGTGTTCTTCGCCTGCCGGTACCACTGCCAGTTCGTGGCCTGCGCCTCGAACACTACGTAACCGGCCTCGTCGAGCTTGTCGCGCGCCCGCTCGCCTTCCTTGGACGGCATCGGCGGGACCTTGACCAGCAGGACCCGCACGTTGACCGTCCGGTCGGTACCCGCAAGCGCAGCTTTCGCCTCGTCGAATGTTGTGGGGATCCGCTCGGTTTCCGCGTCGTTCGGCGCGGACGTGATGATCAGCTCGTGTGATTTCCGTACGGCGGCCTTCAGAATCTTGTCGGACTCGCCGCCGGTGTCCACGATGATCACGTCGTATTTTCCGCTGGCGGTCTGGTCGTCGATGCAGTCGCCGACCTGCGCCGAGGGAAACGGCACCATCTCGAACGGGACGTTCGTCACGTCGGGATTGCGGACGAGGGCGCGGTGCCACGAGTACGCGGTCTGCGACAACGGGTCGGCGTCGATGATCAGGACGCGTAGCCCGCGCCGCGCGAAGTAGCAGGCGAGGAATACCGAGCTGGTGCTCTTACCTGCGCCGCCTTTGAGATTGCCGATCGTCACCACGAGCGGCTGGGGAAGGTCGAGGGTCGGTCGTGCCATGCGCCGATTCAAGCAGACGACGGCGGTCCCCGCCGGGAGACGGGGCCCGCGCGTCAGGTGCCGTCGCCGAGGAAGTAGGCGCCGGTCACGTACGCGGCGCTCCCGGTGAGCTGGTCGAGGTCGTGCGCGTACCGCTCCGTCGTCCTGGGGTCTTTGTGGCGGGCGAGCTGCTGCGCCTTGCGGAGGGACGCCCCGCCGAGCAGTGCGCCGGTGACGCCGGTGTGCCGCATGACGTGCGGGGTCACCTTCTCCCACTGCTCGATCCCGGCCATGCGCGCGATGACGCGGAGGGTCCGCAGGGCCTCGTGCCGGTCCCAACGCTTCCCTGTGCTGGTGACGAACAGGGGGCCCGTCTTCCGGTCGGCGATGTACAGGGCGACCACGTGCCACGTCTCGGGCGGGATGACGACGTTCTCGACCTCGCCGCCCTTGCCCGTGATCGGTACGACGCGGTGGCCCTGCGCCTCGGTGATGTCCTCGATGTCTATCGCGATGATCTCCGAGATGCGGAGAAGCAGGGTGAACCCGATCGCGACCAGCGCGGACGCGCGGAGCTCCGGGCCGTGCGGGTAGTTGCCGGCCTGCTCGATCATGTCGCGGGCCTGCTGGCGGGACAGGCCGAGCGTGGTCGTCGACGTCGAGACTTTGGGGCGGCGTACGTGCGCGACGGGGGAGCCGTCGCGCACACCCTCGCCGGCCACGTAGGCGAAGAAGGATGCGAGCGCGGAGAGTTTCCGCGCGCGGGTGGCGGGCGCCCATCCGTGCCGGTCCCGCATGTACGCGGACCACAGGTCGATGTGGACGCGCCGCGCCTCTACCGGGTCGACCACGCGGGATTCGAGCAGCGCGGCGAAGTCGTCGGGCACCGGCTTGTCGGGGTCGGCGCACCACGCCGCGAACTGGTCGAGGTCGAGCCCGTACGCGTCGCGCGTGTTGGTGGACGTGTCGGCGTCGAACGACGCGAGCCATGCCGCGCGGAGGATCGCGAGCCGGTCGGCCGCGGTGGCGCCGACCGTCGCGAGCTCGGCCGTACGGGCGGGCACGATCACCCCCTCGACCGGCGCCGCGTTGTGCATGGTCATTCGGCCGCCATGTCCACGGTCGCGTGCGTGACCTCGCCGAGCACCTCGGCCAGCGTCGCGGCCAGGGCGCGGGCCTGCGCGAGCGCGTCGGCCGCCGCGGCTGCGGCCGCCTCGGGCTGGCCGGCGTACTCGCCGTCCCGGATGATGATCCGGCCGGCCGCGGCTTCCTTCGTGAGCCAGTCCGCGGACTGCTGGGCGAGCTGCGGGAACATGCCGAGCGCCCGCCGCAGAGCCCCGTACAGGTCGAGCAGGGTCGAGGGGTACACGATGCCCGAACCGCTGTACGGGCCGGTCGCGTAGTTCAGTGCCCGTACGGCCTCAGCGATGGTCTGCGCCGCGTCGCGGGTCAGGTCGGGGGAGTGCTGCGCGGGGTCTTGCGCGCGGGCCTCCATCGCGCCGGCGAGCATGAGCTCGCGCTCTTCGTCCTCGGGGATCCCGGTCATGTCCTGGCCTTCCGTCGTCGCTGGTTGATCGGTATCACGTTGCTCGGCGTCCGCGTGCGGGCGGGCGCGGCGGGCGTGGGGGTAGGCAATGCGAGCTGGTCGACGCGCGGCGTACACGTCGCGGCGTGGGGCATCCGGCGCCGCTCGACGTGCTGCGGGCTGTCGCCGGCGCCGAGCGCACGGGCCCGGAGGGTTCCGGTCCCGTCGCGGTACGCGGCCACGTTCCCGGCTGCGCTCGGCCCGGGGTCGAGGGCCTGGCGCTGGCCGTGCATCGTGGTCGCCCACTCGATCGGGGAGCCGCACCGGTCGCATGTCGGGGTGGGTCGCATCGCCGTGCCTCCTGGGGTGTGACGGCGGGCCACCTCCCATAATGCGGTGGCCCACCGACATCACGCGCGCGGATTACGTCGCCGCCGTCTCCTGGTCGACCGGCTCGGCGAGCCCGCCGATCACCGTGGCGCCGCACGGAGCCTCGTTATTCTGTGCATCGACGGCCATGTCGATCACGTACGTTGTCCGGGCTGCGGGCCGCATCGCGTTCCACTCGTCGGCCGGGATCGTTACCACCTCCTCGTACAGGTCGCCGGTCGACGGCTCAACGGTGATGCGCACCTCGACCGGGCCGACCGCGTCACGCTCGTAATCGGGGTCCGTGAAGGTCCCCCGCTCCTCCTCTGCGGCGGCGTCGAGCTGCGCGCGGAAGTCGTCGTTGGTGTTGGCGCACAAGACGATGATGCGCTCGGCCGCGCGGACGTGCCGGTCAGCGTCGTCGAGCTCGACCGCGAGGTCCGCGAGATCTTCGCCGCTCGGCTCCCCGTCGATTCCGTTGCCGTACCGGGTGGCCATGTCGCCAGCGAGGCGGCGGGCCTCGCGCAGCGCGCCGCGGATCTCGGCCGCGTACTCGGTCATGCGCGCAAGGTCGGCCGCGATGCCGGCCTGGTAGGCGCGGTCGTTCTCGATCTCCTGGTCGATGGTCATCGTGTCTCCGGGTCAGTTGGTGGTGAGGGTGGCGAGCTGGTCGGCGATCTCGCCGAGCCGGGTCGGGTCGGCGATGGGGCCGCTGGCCGCGAGCTGGCGTAGCTCGGCGACGGCTGCGGCGATGGTCTCGTGGGCCGCGGTCTCGTCGAGGTTCCGGCCGCAGTCGGCGCACGTCTCGTCGAGGTTCCGGCCGTGGTCGCACCGCGTGGTGATGCGGTAGAGCCGCATGGCCGCGTCGGCGAGGTCGTCGGCGGTGAACGTGATGGGCGGGGTTGCGAGGGTTTCGCCGTGGGCGAGGCCGCCGGGGGAGAGGTAGACGGTGCCGCGGTGCTCGGCGACGTCGGCCGCCGGGTCGTCCACGTAGACGTCGTATGTTGGGTCGTCGCCGTCCCAGCGGGTGGCGGTCACCTCGACCTGCTCGCCGTCCGGTCCCTTGGGGAAGACGCCGAATTCCTCGGCGGTGCCGTTCCGGATCTCCTCGTCGAGGTCGTCGGCGTTGATCATGTGGTCTCCCGGGGGGTGCGGTCGTTTGGTCAGCGGGTCGTCTTCGCGTGCTCGGTCTCGATGTACCACCGGACGAGCAGCCGCAGGTGGCGGAACCCGCCGTAGATACCGGCGAGAGCGAGCGCGGCGAGCACCGACGATAGGACGTCGGGGTGCACGTACATGGTGTACATCAGTGGTCCTCCGTGGACTGTGGGGCCACGGCCCGCCCCCGGAGGGGCGGACCGAAGTCCGACAGGTCACGCGTTCGGGGCGATCCGCAGCCCGTTGGTGGTGCGGTAGAGCCTTTCGCCGCAGTGCCGGCACCGGATGCGGGCGGAGACGGGTCGGCCGATGACCACGCCGGCGCCGTCGCGTTCCGGGCCCTCGGTCTCGTGCGTGCAGGCGGCGTCGAGCGCGGCGCGGATGATCGCCTCGGCGGCGGTCTCCGTGCTCGGCCGCTGCGCGGCCCACGCGTTGAATGCGGCGTCGGCCTCGGGGTGGCGGGCGGTCAGAGCCTCGATGATGACCATGCGGGACATGTTGGCGGCGCGGCCGTCCTCGGTGCGGGTGTTGCTGTAGTCCTCGGCCTCGGCCATGCGCAGCGCGTCGCACAGGGCGGGCGTGGTCTGTCGCTCGGCGAATGCCGTCATCTTGTCGATTGCCTGCGCGATTGTGGCCATGTTGCCCTCCGGGGCGTTTGCCGGTGGCCGCCTTGCCGACCTCCGAACGTAGGAACACCATAACAGTCATTATGGTGGGAGTGAAGAGACTGCGTGAACTTTCATGGATGAACATTCGCGTATGGACACGAACATTAACGTCCGCTACTGTGTGGGCATGGAACGAGAGATCAGCATCGACAAGGCGCGGCCGGAGCTCGGCCGCCTCGTCGACGACGCCGCAATCGACGGCACCATTACGTACCTGACCCGCCGCGGCCGGCGCTTCGCAGCCCTCGTGCCCCTCGCCCTCGTTGATGCGCCGGCCACGCCCATGCCGGAACTCGGCGATCACGTCGACCTGTGGGACACGCCCCGCGGGCTGATCATCGCCCGCGGCTTCGACGCCTTGTACCTGTTGCCGACCGGCTACCTCGGCCGGTTCGCCGCCGACGCTGCGGCGTGGACCGACGCGGGCACGCTCGCCCCGCCGGTCGACGGCGTGGTGCCCGTCGAGTTCGAGGCAGTCACGGACGCCACGACGCCGGCGAGCTGGTCCCCGGAGGATGGCGTCGTGGTGCTCGTCGATAACGAGGTCGACGCCGAGGGGTACACGATGACGGCCGCGGCCCGCCGGTACCTCGGATACGAGGATGCCGCCCGCGTTCATCCTGATGCTGCCGCCGAGTGACACACCCCCGCGCCACGATGGACACCCACACCACGGAGGACACCATGACCAGTAACGCGACCACCACGTACGTGTTAACGATCGTGCGCGGCGAGCAGCCCGACGGCACCGGCGGCGAGTTCGGCAACCCGAACGAAACGCCCTACCTCGCGGACGTGCCGGACGAGGTGCACGCCTGGTTTGCGGCGAACGGCGTCCAGGAGGACGACCCGGACGTCTGGGTGCTCGTGACCCGTGCCGAGGACGTCGAGCACGCGCCGATCTGCGCGACGAACGTGATCGCTTCCCGCGAGATCACCGTCGACGACACGACCGAGATCTACAGCAACACCGGCGGGCGCGGCCTCGGCTCTTACCCGCTGCTCGACCGGGTGCAGGAGCTCATCCCGGACCGGGAGGAGGCGCACGCCTGGATCTGGTCAACGATCGATCAGCTCGCCGGGATCGGCGAACAGCCGATCATCAGCGAGCGGCCCGTACGCCCCGAGCTGCTGACGTACAACCCCCGTGACCTGGACGTCGACTACTGGTACACGATCAGCCAGGCCACCGCGGACGAGATCGTCGAGGCCATCACCGCGGGCTTCGCTACCAGTGACGACCTGGACTAGCCCCGGGACATGCGAAGGGCCTCCCCCTGAGGGGGGAGGCCCTTCCGCTATCCCCACGGGTGTGGGGCGGTGGTTCCCTCGTGCTAGCCAATCACGGGCCATCCCCGCAGGTGCGGGGAGCAGTGATGCAACCTTGCCCGATCTGGACCAACCCCGCAGGCGCGGGGAGCAGCGATCCGATCGACCTGACAGGCGGATCATCCCCGCGTGCGCGGGGAGCAGTTCATCGAGCGAACTCGCGAACGGACCATCCCCGCAGACGCGGGGAGCACACCTAGACGAACCTGACATAAGGGTCATCCCCGCAGGCGCGGGGAGCAGAACGGGAACCACGCTACACGCCGCACCCGCCCGCCGGAAGACACTCCCGGGATGCACGAACGCCCCGACCGTACGGGCAGTCGGGGCGTTCGCACCCTCGGGGGCGTCACATCGGATGATCACCCGGTGAGGGGCTCCCACGGGGCGGGCGGTGACCGTGTACGAGCGAGGCTGATGTCGCTGGTGTACTGGAGTCTCCGCCCGCCGGGAGCGTTCGGGGGGCGCCGGTCAGGCCGGCGCGGGTTCGTCTCCGCCGGTGTCGTCCTGCGTGAGGCCGGACAGGGCGCCGATCGTGGTCCGGTACCGGGTCGCGTGTTCTAGCGCCGGTTCGAGCGCCGCGTCGAGGTCGTTCAGGGCACCGGCGGCGCGGCCCACCTGATCCTTGGGGCTGTCCGCGGTGTCGCTGAACAGCACCTGCCGCATCGGTAGCCCGTCGACGGCGTTCGCCAGCCCGCCGGCGAGGTCGTCGAGCTTCCCGACGAGCGTCACGAGGAGGTCGGCGGCCTCGCGGGCGTCGTCGAGCGTGAGCGGCTTGCCGGGGTTCGTCCGGTCGTATCCGGCGAGGGCGTCGGCGGCTTGTCTCAGGTGATCCATCATCGTGGGCGTCCTGGTCCTGGTCGCGTACGGGGTGGGCGGGGTGCGGTGGGTGTGCACGGGTCCAGGCGACCCACCGCACCCCGGGTTGCGCCGCGCGTTCCGGTGTCGCCTGCCCGGGGGTCGACCGGGGGTGGCACGCGCGGCGCGGGAGGGGGCAGGCGTCCGGCGACCAGCCAGGCCGTTCGTTGGGCGCCCGCCCGCGGGTTGGGGGGCGCGGCCGGTGTGCGAAGGTCCGGGCACGCCCCCCTGCTCAGGTGCTCGGACCGTCCCCCGGCCCGAGCATCCGGGCAGCTCTGGCGGCGGCCATGCCGGGGATGGTGGCCGGGCCGAGGACCACGGGGGGTCCGTCGTCGTCGATGTCCGCGACGTAGGCGAGGCGGACGACGACGTTGCGGTAGTCGCGGGGGACGCTCTTGTCCGTCGCGAAGACGCCGACGCGATCCCCGGGGAGCGCGCCGTGGCCGATCCCGTCCGGCAGGTGCTCGGTGAACGCGTCCATGAGCGCGGCGGCGCTGCTCTGCGTGGGCACGTCGTGGCTGGTCGTCATGGGTGCTAATCCTGCCGACCTGCGCCGCGTTGACCAGGGACGCCGTGTCCTAGCCGCGCGGTTTTCTCAGGTGCCGGTAGGACGCGACGTCCTATCACTGCATGTCAAGGCTGCGCATGAGTGATCGCAGGTCAGGGGTGAGGCGCCGCTCCCGCTCGGCCAGGTCCTCGACAACGGCGCGCGCGATCGGCTGGTGCCGGAACCACACGGCGCCGGACGCGTTCCGCGCCTCGCGCATGGTCGCGGTCGCCGCCTTGTGGTGGCGGGCGTCCAGGTGCGAACGCCCGACGTCGAGGAGGTGCGCCCCCACGCTGATGCCTTTCAGGTCGCTGCGGTCGAGGTGCCGGGCGACGTCGAGCGCTCGGCCCGGTTCGCGCATCACCGACCAGGCGTGCGCCGCCTGCATCCGGGCGCTTGTCGGGCCAAACGCTGTCTCGTACACGTCGACGCGGCGGCCGAGGCGCTCGCCGGCGGCGAGCGCCGTAGCGATCAGGTCGGACACGTCCCGCTCGGCTGCGGCCCGCGGCGCGAGCGCGGTCACGAGCAGGTTCCCGTACGTCGCGATGTGGTGGGCCGGTGCGGAAAACGACGGCTCGATGCGGGTCGCGACGTCGGTCGCGACCCGCTCGGCCTCGTCGAAACGCCCTTGGTGGAGCATCACCCATGACGCCGTTCCTGTGACGGTCGCCCACTGGTGCTCGTCGTCCCCGGTCTCGGCGGCCCGCATCGCACGCTCGGCGGCGACGAGGCCGAGGTCGTCGCGGCCAACCTGCGTGAGTAGGCAGGCCGCGAGCTGGTACGCCTGCGCCAGCGAGCCGGCCGCGGCGGGTCCTGCCGTGCGGGCGCAGAGCCGCGCCTCGCCGATCAGCGCGGGGAGCGCCCCGGCCAAACCCTCGAAATCGCCCGACCAGTACCGGCGCCATCCGGCGGCGATGGTGCCGCGCAGCTCGGCGACGCCGGTCGGGTCTCCGGTGTCGGCGGGGTCGATGCCGGGCAGGTGGTCGATCCTGGTGAGGGCGTCCCGGATGGCCACGATGGCGGGCCCGTCGTCGCCGTGTGCGAGCCGCGGCCGGCGGCCGGTCAGGTCGGACAGGTCGACGTCCAGGGCATCCGCGAGCGCCGAAAGGGTCGAGAGCCGCGCGGACTGGCGGCGGCCCTGCTCCAATTTCGCGATGACGTCGCGGGACTTGTCGGCGCGCTCGGCTAGCTGGTCTTGGGTCAGGTGAGCGTCGCGGCGCAGCGACCGCAGCCGGTCGCCGATCGGGGCGTCTGCGGGAAGGGGGCGCGTGTTACGGTCGGGGGGCATCGGCCCGGTCCTCTCGTGGGTGGCGTGGTAACCCCCACGGTAGGCGCCGGGCCTCTTACATGTCAGCGCCCCGCCGGGGGAACGGTCCCGGCGGGGCGCTGTTGCGCGCGGTGCGGCGCGCGGTCTACCGGCGGAGCAACAGAATCCGGGCGACCGCGCAGACGCCCGCGGCGAGCGCGATCACGGTTGCGATGATCCGCCAGCGCGGCGACGCGATCGCCAGGCCGAGCGCTACACCAAGCACCCCCAACGGGGCCAAGGTGAGGCAAAGGGCACCGAGCCGGACGCCCCCGCGATCGGGTGCGCGTGGTGGGATATGCATACCGGCCTTCCGTGAGGGGGTTCGGTAAGGCGGGCCCGGGGTGCTGTCCAGGCGACCGGGCCCGCCCTCTTCGTGTTACTGCGTCCGTTCGTTGTATCGCTCACACGGTGGCGAGCGCAGCATCGTCCCTGGCCGTCGCACGCGGGTGCGCGGCCCGGAGGACGCTCGCACAGCGGTCCAATTCGCCGTTGCCTCCGGTGATTCCGGCATCACGCAGCGAATCGCGTGATACGTACCGGCCGGAACTGGTCAGGTTCTTTCCTGCTCTGATCAGGTCGGGAATCTTCGCGTCGTCCGTGATCTTGGACAACTCCCCCGCCGTACGGTCGTCCGTCCACCGCTCCCCGCTTGGATCGTCCGCGCCGTCGTCCACGGGGTCGCCGTCGGCGGGCGGCTGTACGGCGCCGAGGTGGCGGCCGGCGGACGCCGACGCCGTACCGTCCGTGCCGTCGTCTGGACGTCCACGCTCTGCCCACTCGGCGACCAGGCGGGCGGCGTAGTCGCGCAGCGCCTCGGGCTCGACCCAGGGCATGACATCGGCGAGCACCGCCGCAATCGCGGACGCGTCCATGCCCTGGTCAAGCAGCGCGCGCACGGCGGCGAACTGCTCGCCTTCGTCGGACTGCGGACGTTCGTCCACGTTCGTCCGGACGACCGGTGCCGGGGCGCCGTCCGGGAGCTCCGGCGCACCCACGGGCGCGTCATCGGCGGCCACCGCGGCGCGGGCCGCGGCCAGGTTGACGCGGGCGCGGACAAGCCGCCCGGACGTTCCCGCGGACATGTCCGCGAGGGTGACGGCGAGACGCGCGCGGGCCCGCGCGGCGCGGCGCCGGCCACCCCACAGCGGCCACGAGGCGACGCGCGCGGACAGCCGCGCGGCGGCGTCCGCGGACAAGTCGACCGGCTCGACGTCCGCGCTCTCCGCGCTGTCCGTACGGTCGTCGACGGGCTCGGCGGCGCGGCGCGCGATGACCCGCTTGGCGAGCTGCAACCCGAGGACGAGGCCGAGCCACGCGGCGACCGGCGGCACGGCCGCGGTGCCGTGCACGGTGGCGCCGCCGGCGACGTGCCCCACGTTCCCGGCGATGCTCACGACGAGGCCGCCGATGGTGACGCCCCACGCGAGCAGGCGCCCGGACCAATCCCACCGCTCGATCACCGCGACCAAGAGAGTCAGCTCTCCGACCAGGATGAACGTATCCACCTGCAACGGCCAGGCGATCGCCCACGCGCCGGAGAGCCCGTGCTCAGCGGCCCATTCGTACAGGCCGCGGTACGACTCGGCGAACGCCACGCCGTCGAGCGCGGCGACCGCCAAGGCGACGGCGGCCAGGGCGACGGTACGCAGCGCGCGGAGGGTGCGCGGTACCGCGGTGAGGGTGCTATTCATGCTGCCCTTTCCAGGGTGATGTGACGGTGCGTGTTGTGACTGTGAGCTGTGACTGTGACCGTGATCCGTGCTGGTAGATACCCCCACGTCACACCCGTACGGGGCGCGCGCGGAGATCACAGTCACAGCTCACAGTCACGGATAGTTACTGGTTTCCGGTGGCGTACCGGCCGTACGCGGCCTTGACCACCTGGCCCTCGTCGACCATCGCGGAAAGCCACCGCTGCACGGTCTCGCGGGTGACCTCGATCCCGGACTCGACCAGGCGGCCGTGGAGGATGGCCGGTCCGGTCCCCCGCTCGCCGTACTCGGCGAGGATGTCGAGCAGCCGGGCACGGCCCTCGTGACGCTCGCCTCCCCCGCCGCCGGCGTCCGCCTCGGCCTCGGGGTCGACCTTCGCCAGCTCGGCAAGCTCGGGGTCGGCCTCGACCAGCGCGTCGAACGCGGCCCGGTCCGGCGACGGCGCCGCCGCGGCCGGCCGCAGGCCGAGGCGGTCGGCGGTGGCCTGCCCACCCTCGGACGGGGCGAGCACCGCGGTAGCGGCGGCGGCGTTCGGGTCGGCGTCCGGGTGCAGGTGCCCGGAGCGCTGCTGCGCCCACCGGTCGGCATAGTCCGGTCCCGCCGCGCGCAGCGACAGGTCGTCGAACGCCGGCCGCCGAGCGGTGAGCATGCGGGCGATACCGGGGATCTGCTCGTACTCGATCCGGTCGCCCTTCGCCCGGGCGAGCCGGGACCGTGCCGACATCTTGACCAGCATCGACCCCGGGTGTTCCATCGCCGCGAGCCATTTCGATGCCGCCGTGTCGTCCGGGAACACCTGGCGGGCGTCCCCCTCGGACGCGACGCCGAGCCCGACCGTGGTGCCGATCTGCGATTTCAGGTCACCGTCGCCGAGCATGGTCACGGTGCCGCGCTGCCCGGCGATGCCGATCTTGACGCCCTCTGACCGGCCTTTACGCACCAGCGTCTTCACGGCCTCGCGGTTGATACGGGACTCGGCGATGTCCGTGAATTCGTCGATGACGATGACCAGCTCGGGCACCTGCGCGGAGATCGCGACCTGCTCCGTTCCGAGGCGGGCCGCGGAACGGGCCTTGTAGATGCGGACGGCCGCGGCCAGGAGGCGCGTCCATTCGGCCTCGGTGGTCGCCGGCCAGTCGATGACCGGCCGGTCCGTCTCCCCACGGAACCACGGTTCGAGCCAAGGGGCGATCATCCGGCCGCCCTTCGGGTCGATCACCCACACGATGCGCTCTGGCGACTGGAGGAACCGGGCCAACAGGACGTTGATCAGGTTGGTTTTCCCGCCGCCGGTGATGCCGATCACCTTCATGTGCTTGTCGGTCGTCATCTCGACCGGCGCCGCATCCTCGAACAGGCCCGTACGGAACGGCGTCCCTGCGGGTACCGGGTCGAGGTCCATCGGGAACGGGATCGTCTCGGCGAGGATGTCGCGCGTGTTGAACTGGATCACCACGTCACGGGCGTACTTGCCGCGCTCGACCGTCACCGCGCCGTCGCGGATGCGCCCGTGCGCGATCTCGATCGCCTCCGAGCCGTTACGGAGCTGCGCGAGGGTCATCCCGCGGCCCATCTGCATGTGCAGCGCGAACCCTGCCCGGGTCTCGCGGTACTCGACGAAACGCATCCGGCGGAAACCCGCGCGTTCCATCATCCGTACCCACTGCGCGCCGTCGCGGCCGGCCTGCATCGTGATCGCCTCCGCTGAGCGGGATACCCGCCCGGCGGCGATCTGCGCGGCGGCGCGTGGCCACAGCGGGCCGAGTATGGCGCCCCCGCCGCCCGCAAGCGCAACGGCCGGCGGCCAGTGCCACGGCGACCAGAGCGCGACCCAGAACAGCCACGCCCCGGCGTAGAGCACCGATCCTGCGATCCACATGCGCGGCCATCCGGCGATACCGGCCATGGTGGCGCCGATGACGGCGCCGCACACGCCGAAGATCGTCAGCCACGCCACCACCGCCCGCGGAACCCCCGCCGTGTCCACCAGGGCGCCGAGCGCCCCCGTGATGGCTACCGCGACGGCCGGCCCGAGGATCGGGCTGTGGTGGCGGACCGGCCGCGGCTGAGGGCGGGTGTTTGTCCTGGTCACTGGTTCTTCACGTCCCAGAACTCTTCACCCGGCCGCGGGTGCTCGCGGCGGGCGATCTCCGTCTCGTGCTGGCCGCGGTAGATGCGCTCGGCCTCCATCGCGTGGTCGGACGCGCCGGCCATCTGCCCGCCCATGTCCCGCAGGTGGTCGAGGAAACGAGGGTCGAATGGCTTCTCGTCGCCGAGACGGTCGGCGAGGCCGGTCAGCCCCTCGGCGTGGGACTCGTAGACCGCGGGCAGGTCACGTACGAAGTTCTGGAACTCCTCCGGGTTCTCCGGGGTGTAGCCGGCGACTTGGCGGAGCGCTTCCACGGCGTTCTGGATGATCGGGTGACTCACGGGTCGTTCCCCTCCTCGGATCGGTGCGGGTGGTGTGATCGGCGGCCCCGAGCTGGTCGCGGCCGGCCGGTTGGTGAAGGTGATTGGGGCGGTCGGGTCGACGACGCGGTGCCGCCCGCGGGCGGCGAGGCGGCGCAGCAGCGGCGCGCCGGCGACCGCGTGGCCGAGGCGCAGCAGCGTCGCGGCGGGGAGGCGCCACACCGGGCCGACCGTGTGGCGCAGCCATCCGGTGAGGTTGCGGGCGCGGACCGCGCGCAGGCGGCGGTGCGCGCCGTGGCCGCGCGCCGTCACCCGGAGCCCCCCGTACGTACGGGACCGTCCGACGCGGCGCCGGACGCGCGCGGCGGCGCGGCCGGTCCGGCGGGCGAGCATCCGCGTGCGCCACGCCGCGGCGCTGGCGAACCGGCCGCTGCCGCGGCGTACGGCGCGGACCGTACGGCGAACGCGGCGACCGTGGACGCCGAGCCTGCGCCGCATGTTGACCGCGCGGCGCAGGCGTCGGGGGGGCGGCCCGCCCGGGGGGGCGCGGGCGGCGCGGC